GCTCTCGGCCTCGAGGTGGGTGACGTGCGCGATGGCCTGTTCGACGTCCACATTATAAAAAGGTATCTGGGCGCCGCGCAGTTTCCCGTCCGCGAACATCTGCCCCTCCCCCGTCAGCAGCCACAATTTATCCACCTGCGGGAATTTGGAGACGATGCGGTCGGCCACGTCGAGCGAAATGCCGTTGTTACCGCGTTTAATCTGGTAGAGGTTTTCGCCGCGTGCAAGCCCGATATGGCGGGCGAAGTAGTTGGTTGACATGTTCGCCCATTTGATTACGGCTTCGATCCTCTGCCAATTATTCTGCTTTTCTCGCATTTTATTAGTAAAAATTAAAAAAAATTTGCATCTTTGCACTCCCGGTCCCGTAGTTCAATGGATAGAATATAAGATTCCGGTTCTTACGATATGGGTTCGATTCCCGTCGGGACTACAATTTCAAAATAGCAATCATCTGACAATCTGATGGTTGCTATTTTTATTATTCATGTTTTTGGCTTATTTTTGGCGATATAATACAGGTTTTCACTTCATTTTCCCAAACTTCGTGTGCGTCCTCGTGCTTTGAATGCGTCCACTTCATTACGCAAATATAGCACTTTTCGTCCTATTCTTACCGGGATTAGACACTTTTCTTTCTCCCACCGATGCAATGTCGGATAGGACACTCCTAAAATCTCGGACGCCTCTCCACGGGTACAATACTTTATCTTATCACCCATAGCTGCTTTCACGGCACTGAACGTTTTTTCAGCAACGCTATCCCCTGTCTCCTGAATGAGCACATTTGCAAAGGTACGCAAATCTGAAGCGCTAATCAATAGCATCGCGTCGGATTGGCGATCCCGCATAACTTGCATGAGCAAACTATCCATATTCTATAAAAATAGTGGCAACTCCTGCTGCCGTCCGTCAATATGATTTCTTTCCTTTGTTTTAAACCTCCGCCACGAAATAGGCGGATTCGGTTCCCTATATTTACCCCGCGTGGCTCGGCGCCTGTCACGCTGCGCCCGCAAAAACTGGAGCTTTCTCTTCGCTTGGTTGATCCGATGATTACATATGCCATGTATAATTATCATCAGTTCTTCCCGGCTCAGTTCATTTGTCCATACCGTATAGTCGGCGATAGTTGGCCGCCCTTCCGCCCTTCTCCCCATTTGCTTTTATCGAAATAAGTTGCTACCTTTGGAGTGACGTGTCAAAGGTGGGGCTTGAGAGCGCCACAAACGCAAAGGGCTCCGGATCAGGGAGCCCTTTACATTGCCGGCTTGATTCCGGTAAAGGCGATCATAACTATTATTGCCAGTATTACGACCAGCCAAACTATTATGGTTGTTGGCCTTTCATTATATTGCTTTTTCATAATTTCTTCTCCGTTTTCTCCAGCTCTTCAAGGAGGGCATCGGCGAGGGCGATAGCAGAACGAGCAACCGCCACTTCAGCGGGCATGCCTTTGTACTCGTCTTTGATCTTCGCATGAGTTGTAATAGCCGCAGACAATACGACAGGCATTATTTCCCCGACATACACCCTCCGCCAGTACTCCCGGTCAACTGTTAAGTTTTCCTTAATAGTTGGATCAACCTTTTCGAACTTATCCTCGATATGGTTCCCGTACTCTCCCCGCGCCAGCTTCTCGGCGTAGTCGTCGTCGCGCATCATCAGGTCGTCGGCCGATTCATATTTATACCCATATTGACCATTTGCCGAGAACGACCTCACGCGAACCGAAGAACCGACGTATGCGAGTATCGGGAATTTGCCTACTCTTCCGTTCGTGGTTATGATTTCTACTGGTTTTTTACTCCTCGTACACACCGCCGCGCCTGCTTTGGCGGCCGCTAAGTCAAAAGGTTTCATCATGTAAAATTCTTTAAGATTTTTTTAAATGTTTAATGATTTCATCTGCCGTAGCCTTTCGGCAATAATACAAGGCGTTACGCCAATCTTCAAAGACGTAAATCATATCAATCCCGCTGATAACATGCCCGCGATGGTAGTATACATCCTCTTCTCCGAAATAGTAATCAGCTGCGAATACATACCATTGGTTGACATCATCCCTATCATCAGTCATCGCCGCCAGCGCCTTGAATAGCTCAATGTTTTCGCCACAGTCTATGTCGGTTTTTCGCACTTGTTTACACGGATAGCCAACCGCCTTACTGACGCCCTTAGGCGTATTCCAGCATCGTATAATCCGGATGCATCTTCCCCAATACCAATCATAGATATTATAGCCGAGTTGGTTTAACCAAGCTATCAATTCTTTTCGCTTTTCCATATCCTCGACACGGACATAGCACGGGGTTGTAAACTTCATAAATGTTATTCTGTTTTAATTTACCACCAAAATAAACCTCCCCACAAAAGGGTAAACACCAACGTTACATTTAGCCATGAAATTGATAAAAGTAAGCCGTCAACGTCGTAATCGCGCCACGGCCGATCATAGATATTTTTGGCCCAAAGCAATAGAAGGATATATACCACTACTGCCACGGTATTATACCAAGTCATTGTTATCATGGTTATTTCAGTTTATCGAGATTTTGCGAGAATCTCGCTATTTTTTTCAAAACGGAGCGTCGCAATCTTTGCACGCCCCTCTGTATTTGAATAATACATAGAAGTGTCCAAATAGCCATACCTCCAAATATCTATGGCCTGCGGCGTGCTCGTGGCACCAGCATTTCCCCATGCGTATCTTAAATATATTCATACTCATTGCTATTTTACAAGTTCGAATTCGTAAGCCGCCACCCACGGGTTTCGATCCCATGTTCCACGGCCGGACACCTTGTCGATAAGCGCGGCGAAGGCTCGCCTGGGTGTATTGAAGGTTTCCTCGTACTCATGCCCCGGTAAAGCAAATAATTCGTATGGACGTCCCCCGGTCTTGAAGTAGGTCACATCCACCACCCCTTCTTTCATACAGTCCTCGTCTGAAATATCCTGCAAGCGCTCGCAACGGATTCCGGTGATGCGAATTTGGTGGGGCATCAGGTCGGCGCTAACGTACATTTTATTGCGCCAACCTTTGTGTTTGGAAATAATCTGATAGCCGTCAATATCGGGGCGGGATATGTAATGTTGCGGGGGTACGCCGATCCGCTCATAGCTCTGCGCCACGGCCACGACCTCGCCGCCCTTGTAGCGCAATTTCACGATAATATTCTCCCCATTGGCAACTGCATATATTTTCCCATCTTTGTCGGGGAGGACGCGCCCCATAACCATGTTGACCGGAAAGTCGATCCCGGCCATAATTTGCCTCGCCATGGTCTTGCGCCCCTCGATAACCGCGTCTGTCTGCTGGTATCGGTCGTTAAAAAATGCCTTCTGCATGGTTATTCAGTTTTAAAGTGTACACTTACCTATTATGTTACATTCAGCCCACCCCTCTATTTCGTAAAAATCACCTTCCATATCATAGTACCAAAGTCCGTGTCGTTGAAACATTCTCCTAATTGTCATTACAAAAAGTTCATGAGATTGTGACGAATCCGTTCGTGCCCAAAAACATACAGTGTCGCCGATGTGATATTTAGGTAGTCTAATTTGGTTCATGTCTTCGGCAAATGATCTCCGCAGTAATCCGAGCAGTGATAAATCGCGTCGTCTTTGTCACACCAACCGTCGCCGTCGACATCCTCGTCCTTGAAGTGGCTGCACGTGCCGCATACTTTCGCTCCGTTTTCGGTCTGCTTATTCCATTCGGCCAAAATATCCGCGCTACATTCCGAACACAACAGCACATCGTCGCGAGTGATGGTATATCCATCGCAATTCGGACAGCCTACATTTTCGCAGTTATCACACACTTGAAGTTCCATCCCACATTTGGGGCATAGTTTTTCATTCATAGTTTTATTGTTTTAAGCAGCTCTGTTAGTATTTCTTGCCGTGCATCTTTGGCCGCATGGCATTATACGCCATTTTCAGTCGGACATGGGTGCCGATGTCTATGTTATTCGCCGCGCACAGGTCGAGAATGCGGATGAGCGCATCGGCAATTTCATCCTCCACCGTGTCTTTAATGTGAGTTTCGAACTTATCCTTGAAAGGGTCGACCCCTGTTCGTGGAGTCACCTGTCGTTTACTATTGAAGCTCGCCAAAGAAGCGAACCTATTCATCCGGTCTGCTTCCAACGCCTCCGATAGCTCCGAATGAATCAGCGCTACCCGTTGGCCAAATACTAAATGTTGTAGGATTTCGTGCTTGGATATGTCGCGACCCGCCGTATTGACCATCTCCTGTTCTGCCTCATAAAATCCGTGGTCTACTGCATTCTGGTAAACCTCACGGGAAAGTTTGTTGAGTGCTTGAAATTTATCCATTATGCTATTCTTGTTTGAGGTTGTTGATTCTGTCGATATCTGCGGCGATCTCAATTCCGAAGAGGTGAACCGACAATTTATAGCTACTTGGGCCGAACCAAAATTTACTCAGGCCGAGCAGTATAAAATGACCGCAGCCCGGATTCCGCCATCTGTTTACGACATATATTCGCAGTCGTACATGCTGTGCTTTCATTTATACAAATTGTTTATCCTGTCTATTTCGGCGGCGATAAGGGCGCCGGCCTCAGCTAAACACCGGAGGGCATGATCGTACCTTTCGTCTGTAAAGTGTTCATAAGCCCACCCCAGAACACTTCGAATCAAATGCACCCTTGAATCAGCACCTTCCCATGTGCATATATCGGCTCGCTTATCTGCGATCATCTCAAGTCCTGTTTTCATGGGATTCTATTTCTTTTTTGAGTTCCTCGATTGATTTTCTGAGCCGCTCGTGTATTTCCACGGCGCGATACATAAGCCAAACGGCGACGATTCCAAGAATCGCAAGGATAGTCCATGCTATAATTTCGTCCATATCATTCATCTGTTATTAAAACAAAACTCTTTGACTACTGTATGTTTTTAGGCTATTTACCCCTGATTCGTAGTATTCTGGGTCTATTTCAAAGCAGATGTAATTTCGGCTGGTGTTAACACATGCCTTTGCAGTTGAGCAACTCCCGGCAAATGGATCAACAACCAAATCGCCATGTTGTGTTACAAGGTTTAAAAGCCGCTCAAGTAGACGAACAGGTTTTTGAGTAGGATGGATGATTGAATAGTGATCTCGGGGTTGTTTAATGATTGTTTTTTCGTTTTGGCCGTATTCTATCGATTGCATGACATTACAGGCGCGATCACCTGTTTTTCTATCTCCGAAAAATCTATGTCCGTTGAGTGCATCCGAATGCTCCATGTCGGTGCGAATAATAGACTTTTCATTACAACCATTTTTAATCGATTGCATGACATTACAGGCCCGTTCGCCGACACGGATATTAGGTCTCACAATGCTATGTACCTCTTTTTCGTATATTTGCCTATCACGACGGTCGTTATGCTCTAAAAAATCCTGTATTGACTTCAATGATTTCGGGTTATGAAAAGTAGTACATAAACGCTTGATGTCGGTAATAATTGAGTCAATATTATGTTTTTTCATTTCCAGATAAGGCACCTTACAACGGTTAATCACTCCTTTGCCTTTTGTGAATATCGATATGGTTTCATGGACGCGTGAAATCGCCATGAGAGGTGATGTACAATAAGATTTATCCCACACGATTTCTTCTTTGAACTGAAATCCCATGTTTGCCAGCTTTGTATTCCAGCGATAGAATGAAGTCCCCCGGCCGAACATCACCACAAACCCTTTAGGCTTTAGGATTCGTTTAAATTCCGAGAAAACTAAATCTTCATCGAAGGGATTATCCAGTTTCTGATTTTTGAGATACATGTACGGCGGATCGGTTAATACACAATCAACGCTTTCGTCCAGTATTCGCTTCAAGCCAGTTTCGCATTTTTCGTTATATACTACATTTAAAGTCATTCTTCTCCTGTTATGCCCGAAGGCGGGTTGATAATCAAATAATTCAAGTAGTCCTGCTGCAAGCAAGAACTCAAATCAAAATTTAATACCTTCTGAGATTTCGACACCTGTTTTCATGGGATTCTATTTCTTTTTTGAGTTCCTCGATTGATTTTATGAGCCGCTCGTGTATTTCCACGGCGCGATACATAAGCCAAACAGTAACGATTCCGAGGATTGAAAGCAACGCCCACGCTATAATTTCATTCTTCATTTCTTTTTGCTTTCTTTGAGTTTCACCGCAAGCCGGGTGCATTCTTGGATGAATTCCTCAAAATCGTCAAGTGATAGCCATACATCAGAATCGCCCATCTCCAGCCTAATATCCTTTTTATGGATAATTTCTACTGATATTTTGTTATCATCAAAACTATCTTTGAATGTTACTTTTGTTTTCATCTTCTCTTCTGTTTTAGTTCCGCAACACGGCGGAGGTCATCGCCTTATTTTTTTGGCAAATTGCTATATCCGTTGCTGAACATCCAAATTCCCGCAACAGTAAAAATAACGTGCAGCGCAAACCTCCACCAATTCGCCACCGAGTAGTCGTGTTGCGCTAAGTTTCCCGCAACAAAGGCGATCAACAGTCCGCCTATTGTGTCAAAGGATGCTTTTGTCATGGCTCGTCCTTGTATTTAATTTCCACGCTGTCCATCTGTTCATCCGTGATATTGATTTGGTGCTTATCCTGAAAGACACATATCCTCCTCCCTATCTTGTTGTATTCGTCTATCGTCAGCATATCGTGACAGTATAGATAGCCTCGGCAAATCCACATGATTGCCAATTCCTCTCGCCTTTCGGCCGCTGTTTTCTCTTTTCCCATATTTCTGTCTTATTCGTGAATCTCCCGCCAGCCGATGATATTCGCATCTGGAATCATATAATTTGTACGGCTTACATTCCAAAAACGGTGACCCAGCTCATCTAAATCCATGTTGCAAACCGACACCTTTCCTTTATCCGTTTTGACTTCAACATCTCTATGTTCTTCCGGCAGCTCCTCTTTCGGGTCGTGCCAGCGCGTCAGCTCTGCATGTTCGGATTTTCCGAATTGGATAAGCCATTCAAGGGCTGAGAAGGTAGGAATACAGCATCCCACACACCCCCGGTCGCAATTCTTTCGATCTCCGCAATCTACGCAGATGTTTTTTTCGCAAAAGGCTTTTGCTCTTTCCTCAATCGTTTTCATACCCGTCTATTTCTATGTCTATCAACTTCTTTGTGTTTTTTAGCGAAAATGAGTGGGCAAATCCACCCCCATTTTCGTCGACAGCTTCCCATGCCACCTTTTGTTCAGGAGGGTAATAGCCAACGCAAATCACCTTGAAGCCCCGATACTCATAGTGTCCAGCACTTAGCCGTTTAGCACGGTGTTTAGTCTTCCCCATTTTCATTCAGTTTTTGGATGAAAAGTGATTTTGTGGCACATTTATCGGGGCCTAATGCGCAGACCCCCGTTTCATAACAGATGCATCCGATGCAATACGCCTCAATCGCTTTCGCCCGCATCCGCTCCTCGGCCTCCTGCTCGGCAAGTTCAACAGCTTCGATGGCCGCTTTTCGGTCGATACCGATATTGCTGTTGAATGTAAATGATTCATATAGCCTTTGTTTTGCTTTTTCGCTTTTCATAGGTTCAATTCATATCCGTTAGACACTATCCACTCAATACGGTTGCACAGAAGTTCTATCAGGTTATCGCCCATTTCATCCCCAATATTATCGGCTTCTAATTGGGTAAGTACGGGGGTGTAACAGAATCTCCATCCACCGCCAACCACTGCTTTCAGTGTCAGTTCGTAAGTGTTGTGGGTGTCCTGAATCACATTCGGAAGCACCTTTTCCAGCTGGTCGGCGACAGTAAAGGCGGGGATATATCCATCGGGAAACTTTTGATGTAGAATAGCTTTTGTTTCAGCATCAGTTTTCCATATCTTGAGATTGTAGGTACTTCTCCCTGTTGCAATCCATGCCATGCTCGCCTTCTCCGCGGGCACTCCCATCTCGATCAGCCGCTTCGACTGCTCGATGCTCGTTACTTGGTCTGTCATAATTTTTGCTGTTTTATTTCGTTTTGTTTGTGACTATGAAAACCGATTCTTTGCGAATTGGCAATTACGTTCTTCACGCCGGGAAAGTAATTGCCGTGATCAGCGTATTCCCCAAGGGGATCAACGCCCATACCGACCGGATCACCGGCAAGGTGTCGTACATCCCCGCCGACCGGATCGAACCGATACCCCTGTCCACCGACATGCTCCAGCGGCTCGGGATGCGCCGAAATGCGGTGCGGTGGGTAAAATACGGCGTCGATAACCTTTATGTCGACCGAGCCGTGGATAAGTTTTACATATCCATCGGCAGGCTTGGCGAGCGGGTATGTCAGGTGCGGTTCGTTCATCAGCTTCAAAATATACTCTCCGACGGCTGGGGCGTGGAACTTAAATTACGGCGATAAGTTGTTCATATTCGTTGAAAAGCGTGCGTCATGAGTTGTTGATTTTCATAAAACACATCCACTGCGTTTTGGAGTTCTTGCCACTCTTGTGGCCGAACAGCGGCTCCACTCCGAAAATTTCGATGATTCGGCTTGCGGGTATTTGCTCTTCGCACCACTTGAATATTAAAACCCCTTCCGGTTTCAACACTCGCATACATTCGTCGAACCCCTGCTTTAGATCGGTTTCCCATGTGGGGAACAATCTGCCGTATTTGTGCGCCATGTAGCTATTGTCGCCAAGACGGACAAGGTGTGGAGGATCGAACACAACAAGCCGAAATGTTGCATCCTCGAACGGTATACGTCGAAAGTCTCCGATTACATCCGGATGCACCTCTAAACTCCGGCCATCGCAGAGTATATGCTCTTCGTCCCGAATATCCATGAACACAGCCTGCGGGTTCCGCTTGTCGAACCACATCATACGTGGGCCGCAGCAGGCATCCAAGATCAGTTTGTCCGTTTTCATATTCATTCGCATAATCCGTAATAACTCATGCAGCTGTCCTTGCCTCCCGAAAAGGTGACTATGACTTTCATTTTATCGTTCGTTAAAGGTTAACTGAGGGGACTGGGGCTTTCAAGCGCCACAAATACACCCCATTCACATGCTCAAGAGTGAAATTATCTTTAAGAGAGCCGCCCAAACGACGGAATCGAATGTAGGCCATTGCTTCATCCCGTGTGTAATACTTTTCCCCGGATTGCACACTTGGCGGCCCGCCATCCTTAAGCGCCTTGTCGAGTTTTGCGTAACTGACAAAAGCCGTATAGGCATTCGTGTGTTTGAGGTATGCCTGCTTGCTTTGCATGGTGGCTATCAATCGGCGAATATCTTTCACGTTGTAGCCCTGCAACAGCCACACGACCTGTGCTGCAGTTATGGGCTCAGGCATCGAAGCAATACATGGCGCGTTCGTGGCGATCCATTCTATGAGTTCCACGGCCTCCGCCTCTTTTCCCCCTACAACCCCCTTTTTAGTATCTACCAGTGTGTGTGTATATTCTTCTATTCTTTCTTTCTTATATTCTTTAGTTGTGGTTATTTGTTGGTTATCTGTTGGTTGTTTGCTGGTTATTTGTTGGTTATCTGTTGGTTGACAACCATTATCAAAACCATCCTGTGCTTGTTGGTATAAATCATAATTACAGACAGTTATGATGGTATATTTGCGCGTTCCCGACTTGGTTATAAACCCGCAATTATCCAACTTGTCTATCGCGGTGCGTATTTGCATCTCCGAAAGTCCTGTCTCTTCGGACAGCTGTCCTCTGCTGGTTACCAATTGTCCGCGGTCGATGATTAAACCCTTCCACTTCTTGGCCCGGTAATTGGCCTTCAAAATGAAATGCAATGCCAGCCGTACGCAGTTCGTATCCGGATACCACTCCCAATCGAGGAAGCTGCGGTACATCTTAATCCAACTGTTATTTGAAGTGTTACACATTGCGAATTAATCGTTTGTAATAATTGATCTTATCGGACATCTCCGACCTCGACATTTTGAATACGCTGTGCTTACTGCGTTCAAGTTCTTCAACGGCAGGCAATCCATACTTTTGAACCAAAGCAGCTCTATATGCAGCTAAATTACCATGTTTCAACCTATTGCAAATTATGCATTGCGAATGACAGTTAAGTTCGTTCCATCGCGTAGCTGTATGTGTCCGCGGGATGTAGTGCCCGGCGTCGCATGTCGTAAAGGTGATCGGCCGACCGCAACTGATGCACCGTCCTGTTCCGTCCCGACAATCACGTCGTCGGATGTAGATGCTGAACACCCGGTCGAGTATTTCCCTTGCCCGGCTCATGCTTCCGGCAAATATTGCGGCAACAACTCCGATTTGATATAATCGGGCAACTTGCACTGGATAATCCCGTGAGCGCCCCCTTCGGCTTTGGCATCGAAGCCCGGCCAGCAATTCGCGTCCCGGCACTGTTTGACAATATCCATCGCCTGTGCGTACTTGTACTTTCCGACCTGCAAATCTTCGGCATCCCAGTAGAACACCGCGACCTGAAACGGGATCGTCGTCTGCGCCATAATCATCAGCGTTGCTGTAAATTTGCGGCCTGCGACCTCGCTGGCGACCTTTAGGTACATTCCTTCGGCCAGCTCGTAGCGGAACTTCGCGCAGTCGCGCATGAACGCCTCGACAGAGGTAGCACAGGTCGTCTTTACCGACAGGATCGCATTCAGGCCGAAGTTCTCATCCAGGAGCAGGCCGTCGGGACGTATTTTCACCTTCAAGCCCGTGGACGGGTCGGTACCGTACATCGACGTCTCGGTTTTAACATAGGGCATGATATGCGGCAGAATACCCCCTCCGTAGGTCTTATAGGAAGTCTTTATCACACGAATGATGTTATAGTGCTCCTCGCCGATCATCGTATAACCCGTCTTTTCGGCCTGACCTTCCAAATCCGCCACAATGTCTTTCAGGGCCTGGAGTTTTAGCGTGGAAAGAATCGTGTACTGCGGAATGCAGAGCAGATCGCAGTAAAAGTTGATAAGCGCACAGTTCCCCTCGATAGTTCCTTGGTTCACCTTGGGCGCCACGACGACCTTCTCGAACTTCGACGGCTCCAGGATTGCCTGATGGCAGAATGTTCCCAACTCGAAATGGTCGGTGTTGCGGGGTTTGACTTCCTCATTCCGGGCAATCAGGTAGTGGCGCGGGGATTTCAAAGCCTCTTTGAGAAGCGACGAACTTTCCCCCGGGTGTGCGAGGTACTTTTCCATTCTGTCGTTCACCACCCTGCCGTTCACGCCGAGCGCATAGTTATGTACTTTCTTCGGCTTCTCGGGCAGCATGGCGATACGGTGCAGGAACTCCTCGAAGGGCGTGTAATCCTCCCGGTCGAACTGGAGCGGGGAAAGCTCCTCCGCAACAGTCGCACCGGTCAGGTCGGATATGTCAAATCCGTAGTCCATAGCTATTTCTTGATGATAAGCCTTTTTACGCTCCAGTTGTCCGACTTGTAGCTGTTCGAGACGTTTTTCTTTTTTCCGAGGTAAGTGATCTCGAAAGCATCGCCCGGCTTGATCGAAGCCTGGAACGATTCGAAGATTCCCACCAGGCGACGCGATCCGTTGCGAACCGCGCGAAGTTGGCCGTTGATATTCTCCGCGAATTGAGCGACCAGCAGTTCGCGGGATTCGCCCGATTCCATTTCGACAACGTTCTCCATATTCAGGCCTACGAAGAACAGGCGCCGCGTCTCGCCCTCTTTCTCGGGCGTCCAGTATTCACCAGACATTTCAACCGGTTCGGCTTCCGCTTTCGAAAGATCGGGGAGGTTGCGAAAATCAACCGTCGTAACAGCATTCACATTTTCCATAATCATAATTTTATTGGTTAAACAATCGGTGTGGGGAGGGCGGGAATCGAACCCGCACACGCAGCCTATCTGCGTCACCTGTCGCCCTCGGCGGTTTTTTTTGTGGATAAGAAAGAACGTCGGCAATAGTGTGTATGTCTACCGTTTCACCACCTCCCCGATTGCCCCGTATCGTGGGGCGGACGGCCTGGGCGGCCCTCACGGGCGGCTTGCGCACCGAGTACCCGTTCGTACTCCCGATGTTGTAAAAGGTTTATGTCAGATGTTGTGTAATTTCGTTTTATGGGTATTGTAAAATTCATTGAGCAGCACCCGCAATGCCGGCAGGTCGGTTTCATACTCGGCATCATAAGCCGACACGACTTCGTAACTCTCAACAAGTTTCCCGTAAGATTCGCAATACCCTTGAAAACTGTCTCCGCCGGTCTTTTCCACCCAGCGGTAGTGGTGACAAATCTTCACATCCCACGGGCCGAGGCATACACCTAAGTCATCGCTCGTGAAAATCGCCCCGTCGACATCGCCGCGCGAATCGCGCTCTACGGCTGCGATCACCTCGCGCCAGAAGGATTCGAGGCTCGAATCGCGCATGCAGGTTTCGGCCGCCGCACGTGATCGCAAATGCTTACCGTTGATAAACCGGCTTTTATAATAGCCCAAGGCTTCGGGTTGGTTTGTAGAACTGGGGATGTCCTGATACTCTTCCAGTGCAAGCACAGGGGTTGACGTGGTTGTCGTGTAATATTGTGTGTCCATTGGCTATCGTATTTCAACCCGGTAAATACGGGGCTTGTTCTCGTTCTTCAATGCTCGGTAGATGGCCTTGGATTGTATCCGGACAGCCTTTGACCGCAGGCGGTATTGGGCTCGCCAAATGCGCCCCTTTATCATCGTCCACACGCATTTAACCGTGATTTCCGTAAACTCATTCATGGCTTTCGAATATTAAGGTTAGCAATTTTCCAATCTCCTTTGCGCGGTGCTGATTGGATAGCACCCAGCCGAATACCACGGCAATCGGCGCAATGAACGCCAACAAGGTGATAAGATGTGCCATAGCGGCCTGTTTTAACGGTTGGACTTGGAGGGGAATACCCGGCTTACGAGTATGGTGCCGACAACGACAGCATACGCGGGATAGAGCACGCGGAACTGAGCAAGGAAACAGCCTAAAGCATGCTCCTCGCACGTGGCGCGGATAACGTTGGTGTAATCGACTTTGTCCGAAGAGAACATCGGACGATTGGCTTTCAGATGACACCTGTAAAAGCAGGTGCGATGCGTTGCACGGGTACTTTTATTCCCCGTTTTGCAACTCGTGTTGGTCTTTGGCATATTGAACACAAGTTTGTTATACACTATGATAAAAAGAGAGACGCGCCCCCTAATCTCGCCAAAGACCCACGACTACGCGAAGTAGAAGTGCAACAGGGACACGTCTCAGAAAACGTTCGTATGTACTTGTAATCGCGTTACCGCGAGTCTTTGGCAAAGGCAAATATACGAATTCATTTCGAATCTGCAAAATTATTTCGTATAATCAATGCCATCCGTAACATGGGTTGTGTTATCAAAGCCCTTAGATGCTAATTCTCTGATTTCAATGCATGCTTTATTTTCTTTGTTAAAAGAGTGTATATCCATCTGCAGGCGCGCTCTATCATGTTCTAATCGGAGCAATTTGGATATTTCATTAGAGGTCTTAACAATAGCCATCGCCTGATCAGTAGAATATTCACCACTCATAGTTTTATCCATCACTTCACACAGCGCGTGGAATAATGATTTTTCATTAACAGGTCTCATAATTGTATAATTTTTTAAGTTGAATTATTGACTTTATATATCTTATGGAAAACCTCAATTTGTCCCTATCATTAGCTTTTTGAATTGTATGCTTAATATTCTTTTTATTCTTTCTTGTAAAACATCTATTTTGAAATACAACACTAACCTGTTCATTTTGAAATACAGCATTAAACCGTTTTTTGTCGTAATCGTCAAACTCGTCAAAATGCTCAAAGACATAATTAGGATGAATAATTCGATACCCAGCATCATACATGCGTCTGTTATGAGAATTTTGCCAAACAATCTCTGTAAAAAAAGAATGTTTAATAAGGTCTTCGTACGTCGTATCAATGCTGTATATTTCATTGTCTCCGACAATTTGCTTAATAATACCACATTTATCTTGCGGTAATATTTGAGTAAATGCTATTACAGCATATTCTTGTTGCTTATATTTATATGTAATCGTCCATAATTCTATATCATAAAGTCGACGCCCATTCAATATTAAAACAGGATTATAAATGTCGTCGCGAAAGCGTACATGATTAAAGAATTTACTTTCCACGCGAACTGTTGTGTCTGGAATACATTCTTTATCAGCATAAGCTCCGAATACATTATACCCTTCAAAAGCTGGCATTGGAATTATTGTATATTTCATGACAAGTTGATTAGCAATTCGGGATTATCGTGGATGTTGCCGATAAACCACATTTGGTACGACTCGTCGAAACAATCCGCTATTTGGAAAATGTCTACATCTCCGAAGTTGACTACAAATCCAGCATTCCACCAATCTACTGTGCCAATACTTTCGTATTTGTCGGTCAAAATATCCCCCTCGTAAATCTCCCGGTCGTTCTTGTCTTTCAGCCCAGTATACTCGCCGACGGTAGTGGGATCAACTTCATATAATCCTGTAAAGGTCTTGATAAATATCCGGCCTGCGTCTGCGCCGTAGCAATGAATCAGGTCTCCATAAACCCACTTGTCGTTATCTATACGCTTGCCTCTGAATTTACTCTCTCGCATAGTTTTTCAGTATTTATTATCTTAAATTAAGCGCCATCCTCCGCGACCTCTCGGCATTCTTGAGGTAGCGTGTTTTGTACTTCTCATTGGCCTTGTCGGGTGTAACCCAAAGCACCGTGTTGTTGTCGAGCCGTAAAGGCACCAGTCCTTTGTCTTTGAGCTCTTGAAGATATTTATTCATGGTCGTTTGATTGTATCCAAAAGAAGCGGGGGCTTCTGACTGCCCCGCGGTGGCGGCGTTACTGTGCTTCGCGCCGCCGATTTGCGTTCTTTATCTCCCGTTTCGTGGGCTTAGCCCGCCTCGGCCTTGCTGCTTCCTTCACGCAGCCTCGGATTGTCGAGGGATATACCCTCTGTCAGCTTCCGTTGTGACAGACGCCCAAGCGCCCGATCAAACTCACAACATTAGGGTTAGAACCCCGTTGAGCTACCCGGATTCGAACCGGGAGTACCGCCTCCAAAGGGCGGTGTGTTAACCATTACACCATAGCTCAATAATATGCGTTCCCTTGTTCGGACATATCCTAAACACAGATAACTGGATGTAAAACAATCCGACAAAGACGGTCGTAAATATCAAGGACGAACCATTTGTCTGTTATTCCCGTCACCAAGGTACTTGCATGTAGTCTCAAACTGCTACTCCGAGGCCGACCACACCCCGATATACGAATATCAACGCCCAATAGATAGGTTCTTAGGCTCCATCCATCGCTTCATGCCTCATACTTTAATCACAAAGGCAAGCAATTCAATATTTATCAGCTCCCTATCACTTTCATGGCTGATACGGCTACAACATTCTGTTGCAGGCGTGCGGAGGGTGAGAGATTCGAACTCCCGAAGCGTCGCCGCTTGCCGGATTAGTAAACCGGAGCCTTAAACCACTCGGCCAACCCTCCATAAAATACCGCCGACATCTCCACTCGCCCACGCCACCGCGCAGGGCTTCGATCTCGGCGGCGCACCATCCGCGGGCTTCACAGCTGGCCAATGGCAAATACCAAACTTAAAATGCGATTTGCGGATTATTGGCAGGAATCCGCGACCTGTGGCATATAGTACTCGTTAAACTGTGTCGGCCGCCCGTCTTCCGTAACGGCCTTCTGTTTGTTCGAGCAAATGGAATATCCCATTTTCCGGAGCCGACTGATGATCCGGCGCAGCTCCGTTGTGTGGTACAGCCTCTCAGCCTTGCGAACAGTCAGCCTGCCGCCGGCCTTGAGATAGGCCAGAATTTTATTTTGAGGATCGTGTTTCATGGCCTTTGATGTATTTGCCGCTTTTCCCACGGGTACGGTCGAATTTCCTGAGCCTGCCTTCCAGTTCGTCGATGCGCTTGTACAGGGTATCACGTGCTTGAGTGAGCGCCAATACCTCGTGTTCCCGCTCGATAAGGCGTCCATCCGCTTCATTGCGCTCGCAAAGGCATGTAGCAAGCCCTACCTCCAGGTCTTCGATCCGGTTCCACATTTTCCACCTGGGCGTCAGGTCGAAGCATAGAAATCCTCTCTTTCTCAAAGTGTTCTTCTCCATAGTATAATTGTTTTAAGGTGTTGCAAATCAGCCCGCGCGCACTGTAACTTTAAACTCCATTTCAAAACTGCGCCACCGAAAAGCGCACGCGGGCAAGATGCAGACCTCGCGCCTAAAATGAAATAACCCACTGCTGAAAGAACGGTGCGCAAGGCCTGCCATAGAGCCTGGATAGGCGGTCAAGCCACACCAGGCGTAATAATCAATACGGCTCTCCGGATTACTCCGGGTCATCGCTCGTTCATTGGTATTTATCTGTTGCCAGCCCTTCTGCGCCAAGTCGCTCGCCGGGTTTTACATCCGCTCGGATGGTTCTCGTGTATCAATGTGTCAAAGAACACAGAAATTGCTTTTGCCTTGCGGCGGGGTTAGTGCCAGCAATCAAACCCCTCACCTATGCGGTGGCTTAGGTTCCGCGTTGCCGATCAAAGCAGCACGGAAATATTTTTATAGCATACTCTGAATGCGCTCTTTGTCCCATCCTGAGATGCGGCCATACTCATCAATATTCATTATGATGTAATCTCCATAACCAGATTCTTCAGGACAAAGGACGTTAGGGACATACTCATTGGCAAAATGCCTAATTACATTACCTTTTGAATCAATTAGACTATAAACTCCATCATCACATACTTTATAATGTACGCGTGCTTTTACGCCTTGCGGCCAATCGACAATAATTCCCTTGTCAATATCAATATTGATGATCCAGCGGCCGCTTTTGGAAAATGGCATTGCAGGGTAGTTTGGATTATCGGTTACGCCCTTGACAGACCCATCATCCCAATATCGCACTCCAGCGTTTACTTTGAGAATCTTTACATCAACCTCTTGCTGCTGTTTAATAATAACCTTCATGACTTTTAATTTTGGTTTAGTTCTCTATTAACTCTTCCACCCGGAACTCCCGGCCACGGCGTGGGCTTAATCTGCGGCACCTGCCTTCCACGTCTTGTGCATGGTAGCGATCAGGTTTATATACCCTTTGTATTCCTCCATCTGCTCGGGACTATAGCCTTTGGCCTCGCCAATTTTTCGGAAATGCTTCTGCCATTCGGAAATGGTGTAGCGTTTGCATCCTATTTGAATAACATCCTCACCCCAATAGGATACTGTATGACGAGATGCGCTTATAAATAGCGATTTCGGAACATCGCACCTGTTGCCCAGTTCGCACCAGTTGCCCAGTTCGCACTCGTCGCCCAGTTTGCACCAGTTGCCCAGTTTGCACCAGTCGCCCAGTTTGCACCTGTTGCCCAGTTTGCACCCGTTGCCCAGTTCGCACCTGTTGCCCAGTTCGCACCTGTTGCCCAGTTCGCACTCGTCGCCCAGTTTGCACCAGTTGCCCAGTTCGCACCCGTTGCCCAGTTCGCACTCGTTGCCCAGTTCGCACAAGTTGCCCAGTTTGCACTCGTAGCCCAGTTTGCACCCGTAGCCCAGTTTGATATTGCGCGCCTCAAATTCGGAGGATAATTCAGAAAGTTCATTGTACTGAAAGGGTGTCCAGCCTTTGTCTGAAACCCAGAGATAAAGTGTTTTCATGGTGGGTATGTTTTGTGTTTAAAGTCCGTGGTTAATCCTCAATTACCGTAAGTAGCTCTATATCGTCAGCTCTACGCCTTACTCGGCGCATCATGCGACACTCAAAGCTGGAGCCCAGTAATTCAACCGAGAACAGACAGAGAAGAATCGCCGCTCCGACCCGCCGGGTCATTTCCGATATGTTAAGCGTGATGCCGAAGTTCTGCGTGAAATACCAGGTGACAAGTGCATGCAATGTTCGCTTGCAGCCCGTCTTGTCGTAGATGCTTTGCAGATGATTCGCCACACACTGGTAGATGACGTTAAGCCGCTCTGCGATCTCCCGAGCTGAGTAGCCCAATACTACGAGGTTTATCACCTCACGCTCGCGCTTACTAAGTATGGTGTCGGTTTTCATTGTCCTATGCCAAACCCCAAGGGCTATCTACACCCCACTTCATGAAAATCTGCTCTATCTTCTCCCGCTCCGTGGGGGTGTGGTTCACATAGCCGTACTTGCGGTTGTGAAATGCCTTGTTCGACAGCCCGCCATCTTTTAATGCCTGACTGATTTCGTCCATTGCAATGCTGGCAAGATCGCGGCCCTTTCTTCGAGCACGGATGATATTGTAGCCTTTTACAAAGGCACAGCGTTCGATGTCGTTCTTTTGAGTATTCATAGATTTGTTTATTTATCCAAGAGCGCCATTATTCGTTCGATGCAGGCGGCTTGCTCCTCAAGCAGTGTAGCCAGGCGGTCAGTAGTTTTGATTAATTCATTCATGGTATGGTTATTTTTTTAGTCTCCATAGTACATTCCGCGGACGCCATAGAAATCTGACGGCACCGTCAACAGCTCGGGGCGGTACTCCGTGGCCTTCGGCTGCTCCGTCGGGCGGTTCTCGATCCTCGCCGTCATGATCGCCAACTTCTCATTGCGCCATGCTTTTTTCAGGCAGGCCGAAAAGGTCATCGACGATTGCATCCGTTTCAGGTACCACGCATTCTTCATAATCTTGCTTTTGTCGTAAGTTTTCATGGCGCTACGCTTGGTTATTTCAAAAACTTTTGTATATCTTTACATTGTTTATTGGTGTAGAACACTCTACCTTTGCGGTGTAGTTTAGTTCTACATTGCAAATATATGGTAAATATATTTACTACGCAAGTAATTTTAGTAAACTATTTACCTATAAATTGGTAAATTAATATAGACAAAAATTATAATGGGTACCGACATAATAAACACTGCCCTGCAATTACTTAAAAATGAAAGCATTAGCAATTATGCCATAGCTAAGGCTACTGGCATAAGCAAACCTACCATTGCTAAATACAGATCAGGAGAAACGGTACCCAACGAGGTTTACGCTGAAAAAATAGTAAATTATATTACCAACGCAAACGAAACTGGGGAAACCCAAAAAGATAACTCTATTACTAACTCAACAAACACGCAGGAGATGGATCCACTTGCAATGGCATTGGACTACATCAGCACGCTGAAACAGCAACTCGTGGAAAAAGACGAATTGATTCGTCGTCTTACCGCAGGGCAGCAAACGGCGGCCGATGAAGTCCTCTCTCGAAGAGTGGGTGCAGTCGAAAAAAAAGCAAGATGAATTAACGGAAAGCCTGTGACGCGTCATCGTGCAGATTGCACCCGAAAGGAGGCGAACACCCTCCTTTCAAAATGGGCAATTTTGCGATGGGCTAAAAAATGTTCTTTATAGTTATAGAAGTGGTGCGTGCATAAGCATGTTATGCCGCAAAAAGTCGTGGGGGGGGGTTGGACCGAGGATAGCAGATACGGACATTCACCTTCACAATTAAAGTATATAACGCTCATGCCAGAAAAAAATCGGAGATAAGGAGGAGTGTCAACGAAAATTAAATTTAAATAGTTATGAAGAAACTTTTACTCACTCTTATTGTTGTCTTAATTTCATTTGAGACAATTAACGCCCAAGAAGATCATTTCCAATTTCAGGGAATTCCTATTGACGGAAGCGTAGACGGTGTCCGAGCCGCTTTAGAGCAAAAGGGGTTTCAATATAAAGATTCTGATGACGATATCGTTACGATGGAAGGAGAATTTACGGGTAAAAAATGTGAAATAGCTCTGTTGGTAACTCCTAAATCAAAAACAGTATGGAGGATTGCGGTATCGACACCGGAATATTTCAGTTGGCACGATATCCGATATGATTTTAACAATTTAAAACGGATATATATTAAAAAATATGGCAATCCGGAAAAGGATTATCACTTTTTCTCGGAACCATATGATGAAGGCGATGGATACGAAATGACGGGGCTGAAAAATGACAAATGTCATTATGCAACTTATTTTGAGACAGAGTCGGGATCTATAATGATTCAAATGACAAGATTTGCTAAAATCCTTATACTATACGATGACAATAAAAATACCATTATACATACAACGGAAAAAGAAGAGAAAGCGCTTGATGATATTTAACTCGAGTTCCCCAAAAAACATCTAAATGCTATCCACTCGCCCGCCCCGACTTTCGCCAGGGCTTTTTTATACGCTGGGACAATAATCGCATCATCGACTGCGTTTTCATTGTGCAACTAAAAAGTTGGTGAAAAATTTGCACGTTTAAAAGTGAATGTGTAAATTTGCATACACAATTACGCTTCTGGCTTCCGTATATTCCCTCTTTGATAATGAATATGCCGACCCAGAAGCCTTTTTTATTAAATATATGCCAACTAATAACTCGCCCAAAAAGCGCACAGATGTTCCCTGTGTATCAACGCCCGTAAAAGTAGCTGTACTTATTGACGGAGGATTTTTCATTAAACGATACAACGCGATGTACAATAAATCCGGTCGTAAATTGCCTCAAACGGTCGCGGATGATATTTACAGGTTGGCGCATTCTCATGTAGGTAATGAAAATTACTTGTATCGGATATTTTATTACGACTGTATTCCGTTGGACAAGAGGGTTCATAATCCTATATCTCATAAATGTATTAACTTCGGAGGCTCCCCGCAAGCTAAATTTAAAAGAGAACTTATTGAGGCCCTGAAAAAGAAACGAAAGGTTGCTCTACGATTAGGCACTCTTAAAACAAACTCGTGGCAGTTTCGCCCTCGTGTAGTTAACGACATAATAGCAGGTACAAAAAATACTTCCAATTTCGTAGAGGATGATGTGTGCTTTGAGATAAGGCAAAAAGGCATTGATATGAAAATTGGGGTTGACATTGCGTCTATTGCCCTCAAAAAGTTTGTAGACAAGATTGTGCTTATCTCCGGCGATTCTGATTTTGTCCCCGCTGCAAAATTAGCACGCCGAGAAGGTATCGATTTCGTTCTTGATGCAATGTATGCTCAGCATATAGACAATGGGCTGTACGAACACATAGACGGGCTGAAAAGTATGCCTTTATATGGCAATACTAAACGTAATGCAAAATCTGCGGACGCCAAAACCACTATGTCACAAAAAAAACAGGATACATCTGTCGTAAGCGGAAAAATTATCGTATCCCGAAAACAATAAGGGCGCTTAATGCCATCGACCTGTTAATCTGGTATGCTTACTATCAGCCCCAGCTACACAGTCGGGGCTTTTTTGTACCTTTAGAACAATAAACACCACCAAAGTAAGGTTCCCTTATAGAGAAAACACAAACCTTTAGAACAATCCGTCCAAAGATAAAAGCCTCAAAAATTAGGGGCGGAATCCATTGTTATTAAAATGCCTGCTCCCATCTTTGCCTTGAGAGATTGTTTTTCATGGCAGAAGGGAAGCTGACGATAAAGCAGGAGAAGTTCTGCAACAAGTACCTCGAGTGCGGCAACGCATCCGAGGCGTACCGTTTTGCCTATGACTGCTCGAAAATGAGCGATGATACGGTACGTAATAACGCATATATGCTATTACAAAACAGCGAGATTACAGCGAGGGTCAAAGAATTACAAGACGAATTGCAGAAGGCAAGCAACATATCCAAAGAGCGGGTATTGGAAGAACTCGGCGCAATACTGGAAGCCCGCATAACCGACTATGTAAATCTGGTTACAGAACGGGTTCCCCTCCCTCAAAACAAGAAAGAGAAGAAAGCAGGAGCACCAATTCAATATATGGATGTCCAAAAGCTCGTCTTTAAAAATTTCGATCAACTCACTGACAAACAGGTAAGGGCTATCGAAAGCATAAAGGAGGGGAGAAATGGTATTGAGCTCAAATTGCACGGCAAGTCGTGGACAATAGAACGCATATCCAAGATGCTCGGCTATGATGCTCCGGAAAAGCATGAACACGCAGGTAAAAACGGCAAAGACCTATTCCCGAATATTCAAGTTGAGATCATAGACCGCCGCGAGCAGGTGGATACCTCAGATGAAGATACAGACCACTAATATCTATGCTCGTATCGAGAAGGCGATACGCTACGGATACACAATAATATCCGCTCAGGGTTCATCACGATCCAGCAAAACGTACAATATCCTAATATGGATTATAATTTACTGTCTACAGCATCCGGGGGTTTCTGTGTCTATTGTCCGCGCAACACTTCCCGCCATCAAAGGATCGGTATTCCGAGACTTTAAAGAGATACTATACAAAATGATGGTATTCGACGAAAAGAACCTGAATAAGTCGGAAATGATATATACATTCACTAACGGATCCTTCGTCGAATTTTTCTCTACGGATTCCGAGCAAAAACTACGCGGACGCAAAAGGCATATTCTATATGTTAATGAGGCCAACGAACTGCGATTTATCGAGTGGCAGCAATTGAAAATGCGCACTACCCTATTTTCCATTGTCGACTACAATCCATCCTTTTCTGATGAACACTGGCTGTGCGACCTCAATCGTGATCCTCGGACATATCATTTTATATCTACCTATAAGGACAATCCCTTTCTTGAACAGACGATAATTGACGAAATCGAATCTTTGCAATACAAGAATCAATCGCTTTGGCAGGTATATGGCCTCGGGCAACAAGCTATTGTCGAAGGACTGATTTTTCCCAACATAGAAATTATTGACGAGTTCCCCGAATACGCAAAAAAACAGGCTGTCGGGCTGGATTTTGGCTACACAAACGATCCGACTGCGGCTATTAAATGCGGAATATTGGATGATGCGCTACACCTCGATGAACTTGTGTATCGGACACACATGTTGTCCTCAGATATCATCCACGAACTGAAGCCACACAAACTGCATGTTTTCCCGGATAGCGCCGACCCCCGGCTGATCCAGGAGATAGCAAATGCAGGCATCATAATTTACCCTGTACAGAAGTATAAAGGCTCCATCATGGCAGGCCTATCCAAGATGCTCGAGTACAAGATCAAGATAACAAAACGCTCCGTAAACTTGATTAAGGAATTTCGCAATTATACGTATTTACAGGACAAAGACGGCAAATGGCTAAATGAGCCTATTGACGCCTACAATCACGGGATAGATGCTGTCCGGTATTATATCCTTGGAAATATCATTGGCAGGATCATGTCCGCCAAAACATATGACAAAAAGGCATTAGGCATTTGGTAAAGAATAAACTATTATCATACAACATAATAAGGCTTAACAATATATGGCATCAATAATTAAAGGGGTCTACTCTCTTGTCAGAAACTTGCTTCTTAATTCCGTGGGTGTCGAACGGGAGTTCATACAATTAATCAACGATAGGGACATTGGGAAAGTTCAATCGCTCATGCAAAACAGGGATGAAATAGTGAATGAATCCATATGCGAATATGATCCCCTAAAGCACAAAGTTACGAAGCGCATGGATAAAGATCGGCTTGGAGACGATCCGTACTTTTCCGAGAAATTGCCTCGTGCCCGGCAACGATACATTAATGAAGTAGAGCTTTTCTTCCTGCTTGGGAATCCTATAAAATGGAAGTTATCAACCAACGAGGGCAATGACGATGCCTTCCAGGAATTCAATAACTTTCTTCGAGACATACGCTTCAATACAGTGCTTAGGCAAGCGAAAAGGTTGGCAGGGGCAGAAACCGAAAGCGCTATCCTTTTCCACATCTATCGGGATGATGTAACCTTTACACCCTCGGTAAAGGCTTTAGTACTATCGTACTCCAAAGGATATACATTACGTCCCTTATTCGACCAGTACGGCAACTTGCTTGCATTCGGATATGGCTACAATCTGCGGGAAAACAATAAAACCATACAACATTTTGACATCCAAACAGCATCCACAATTTACAGAACAAAAAAAACATCAGTTGGATGGGAGGTAGATGCGAATCCAAATCCTACCGGCAAAATCAATATCATATACATTCAGCAAGATAAAGCGTGGAATGGGCTTCAATCCCGTATTGACCGGGAAGAGGACATCGATTCAAAAGTTGCCGATACCAATAATTACTTTGCCGATCCAATTGCCGCCGCGACAGCGGATGTAGTAGATAAACTTTCCGGGCCCGACATACCTGGCAGACTTATTCAATATACTGGAGCCAATTCCAAATTTGAATACATCAATCCACCCATAGCGTCTGAATTACAGGCAAACGAAAAGAAAGACCTGAATGCCTCAATATTATTCGACACGTTTACTCCTGACCTGTCATTTGAGAACATGAAAGGCATGGGTACCCTATCTGGCGAAGCCATGAAACGCGCAATGGCGCTCGGATACATGAAAAGGGACAATCTAAAGGAAATATATGACATCGCAGTCGATAGGGCAAAAAACGTCATTCTTGCAATAATGATGAATGTAACTCATATCGGCATAAAATCTAAGCTCGCAGTTTTAAATATTGAACATGAATTCGCGGAACCATTCAGCGAAGATGTGACCGCCCGATGGACAGCTATTGCAAAAATGTATCGCGATAAAGTAATATCACTTGAGCAAGCAGTAAAGATGCTGGGCGTAGCTGAAAATCAGGAAGAGGAGGTGTCGCGCATAAAAAATGACACGCAAACTTCAAACCTTTTGACCAAAATCGACGAGAATTCAAAGGTTGACACCCCGACCGAATAAAACCTTTAGGACAATGAAGGCTATTATACATCAATTTGACCCACAAATTTATCCTCGGTTAATTTGGGTGGTGATAGGTGAAAAAAGCGCATCTGCAATAAGCGATAGGTTTGAAAATATAACAGATATGGACGACACATCTGCGGCGGATACGCAGAGTGCATACGACATCACAAATAAAAGGGGTGGAGTTCTTATCAGGTTCGCCACAAAGGCGAACGCTCAAAATATCCAGTACGTTTGCCACGAATCTACACATGCGGCTATGGAGATATTCGATTATATCGGCGGACGCATTGATTGCAGTAACCAAGAGCCATTCTGTTATTTGGTCGGCTGGATATCTGAATGCATAAAAGAGGCTTTGAATTACCGTACAAAAAAAGTATAAATTTCCGTCCTGCCCATTGTTATTAAAATGCCCGTCGAAATCTTTGCAACAGAGATTAATTAAAATAATATGAAAGAAAAACTTTTAGCACTGCTCCAAACCAAATTTGCGGGGGTGGACAATGCGATCCTCGACCGAATCGCAACGAAGAAGTCAGAGAATGTAACGGACGAAGCGCAATTACCTACGATAGCAGAGGGGATTGGCTTTCAGGACGTGTTAACCAGCTACGGCGACTACCGTGCAGGGGATGCGCAGCAGACCGCAGTCAAGAACTACGAGAAGCGGCATAACCTCAAAGACGGGAAGCCTATCGAGCAACCTGCCACAGGGGAGCGGCAGGCGAATACTACTCCCAGTAGCGAAGAGCCCGAATGGTTCAAAGCCTACAAACGCCAGCAGGAAGAGCGTGAAAATGCTGTAAAAGCAAAGTACGATGCCTTGGAAGCAGCGCGTGTAAAGGCCGAACGGGATTCATTGCTGCGCACAGCGGCCAAGGCGGCAAATATCAACGAATCGGCATTGGATGATATCCTAAACCTCGCTTCTGCGATGAACGAGGAAAATCCGGACGAAGCGAAGCTCAAAGAGAAGTTCGCAGCACTCCAGACGCGATTCGTTGCCGCAGGGCTTGAGGGGCAGGAAACGGCATTCCCCATCTCCACATCTGAGGCTCAAAGCAAAGAGGAGGCCAAAATGTGGGCTGAAAATCTGCCGGATGTAAAATAAAAACAACAACAAACATGGCTATTACAACTGAAGAAGTACAAGTTAAGGGCGGGTTCCCGGTATTCTGGCGCGGAGAGCGCGAAGTGCTGCCGGGTGATTTCGCCGTGAAGGGCACCTATCCGGAAGGCACGATACTCAAAGAGGGGACGCCTATCAAACTCGATTTCGAGAGCATGGAGTGCACCATCTGCAAATCGGCACGAATCGTAGAGGGCGGTACCACAACCAAACCGCATGTCATCAAGGGCTCTATGTTCCAGATCAACGATACCGTCAAAGTAGGCGCTTCCTCCGGAACCATCAAGAGCATAAGCACCGCCAACGAATCATACGACGAGATCACACTAAGCGCAGCAATGACAGAAGCAGTAGCAGGCGCTGATCTGCTCGGAGGGGATGAAATTCCGGACGCCGTCATCGAAACGACAAAGGAATATACCAAGACCAATGGATTTCCGACTGTCTCGGCAGCTTATAAGGCGCGAATCCTCAAGGATGTAGCATACCCCGTCCCCGAGACTTGGCTGCAAGGCTACAGTATGAAAAATAACCCTGAAATCAAGTACATCAGACAGTAAAAGACAGGTAAACAATGAGCGAAGTATATTATTCTTCTATTTTCAGCGAGCTGACCAAGCAGGTGCAAGCTCGCATCGACGCAGCATCTGAACTGCGCAAGCGCTTGTTCGACCAAAATGTCTACGAGCGTTTTCTGGAGTGGGACACCCCCTCGGTAGGGCTCAATTTCGAAGAGATCATCGGATCGTATAATCTGAGCGTAGCTGCCGCCACCTTGGATTCGAAAGGCAAGGAACCCATTATGGGATCTGAAGGCCTGGCTACAATAGCCAAGAAAGTCCTCATTCACCAAATGACCCTACCGATGCCCATTGAAGACTATCGGAAGGTGCTCCAGCTGTTGGATTCACGCATGATCTCGGATCAGGCAAAGAAACAGCAGCTCGTAAACCTCATGTGGGGCGGCGTTGAACGGGTCGTAGAATCCGTACAGGCCAAAATAGACATCATCTTCTTGGGTGCCCTCTCGAACAAAGGGGTATTTTCATTCACTCGGGAAAACAATCCCGAAGGAGGTGTGCGAGGCAATATCGACTATGGCATGCCGCAAGAAAACATCGCCACCGCAGATACACAGTGGACGGAGGGCAACATCAACACGGTCGATGTATTCGAGGATATCCAAGGCGTTGTCGATGCAGCTCAGGAGAAGGTGACCTTCGACCGCATCCTTCTGGATCAAAAGCGGCTTTCGTACATCCTGCGCAGCAAGAAGATGAAGCAGGTCATCTTCGGCACGGACAAATCATCGTCACCACTTCTGCTGGCCAACCTAAACGAGTTTATGCGATCGAACGGCCTGCCCGTATTCGAGGTGATCCGACGGATGACGCGCATTCAGGACAACGGCAAGATCCGCGAATACAAACCATGGAACGACAAGAGCCTCGTATTCGTGCCGGAGGGTCGTCTCGGTGTTATCAAAAACGCCTACGCAGACAACGAGCTTCGCCCCGAGCCGGGAGTTGCCTACTCCAACTACGGACGCATCCGCATCTCGCAGTGGGGCAAAGGCGAGACGGATAACTCGAACGGCGTGGAGTTCACGAAGGCGCAATCCATCTCTTTGCCCGTCATTACCGAAATCAACGGTATTTACTCGCTGAGTGTAGAATCGTAGGAGTGCATGACGGTCGCAGAATGCATACATCAGGAGTTCAGCATGGTCGGAACCATCTCCGACTATGGCGTTCGCCGCTTCGCCAGGGAATGGGGTTACGATCCCAACTCCCTGGCGGGTAGCGACCATCAGCAACAACTAATCGCCAAGCGCGTATCCGAATTCATCGACAGCCTGATAATGCACCCTCTGTCGGTAAGCGAAAACGGGCATTCGGCGTCCTGGTCTGAAAGCGCCATGAAGCAACGGGCACAACTGATGCTTCGGCAATATGGCATCACGCCCGGCGAAGAATTGAGCAGCTCTATTGGACTGTCCTCGATAAAGGATGCTTCGAACTTGTGGTAATATGTATTTCGCGCCCCACATACTCTATTTGAGGATCGATCCTCCCAAACAATACGACGAACTGGGACGTCCGATAGCTATGTCCGAAAGTGATGCGTGGCAGGAAATAGGTGATTGTCGTTGCGACGACGACACAACCATCCGCCTTGTATCAGAGAACGGAGAGGTACGCCAATCGAAATACCACATCGTCTACGAAGGGAGAGGAGTACCCAAAGGAGGTTACGTGAAATGCATTGACAAGGCAACCGGCACAGTACGGGGCGAAGGTACAGTGGCAATAGCCAAGGTAAACAACTATTTCAACGCTTCAGACCTTTGGATATGATTACAACGGGAGACGCGCGTAACATACTGTTCTCGGCGTGTAAGGGGGTTGGGATAAAAGACATGCACACTTCATGGGCGATCCCCGAGGGGAAAGTCGATAGAGAGCGTATCGTCGTCATCACACCACCCGAGCAGACGCCGGACACGTATTGGGAAAATTGCTTTGTTGCTGTAAACCTGTGCGTCCCCGACATCAAAGGGGAAGCGAACCTAAAACGGCTGGACGAACTCGAACGGGCAGCCAAGGCGAGGTTCAAGGAATGGACGTACGGCACTTACGACGGATCCGCATACAGGTACAGGTATGAGAATATCGGCCGCGAAGAAGATGTGAACCTCGGATGCCACTATATCTACATCAGAGTACTATTCAGAGTATTAAACATTAAAAACAACTAAAACAATGGCAAAAGTAATAGCAGTAGGAATCAAGAAGCTGTATTATGCAGACCCCGCGAAGGTCACAGGAGATCTTACGGGTACCCTTCTGGCAACCATCATTAAAGATGTCAGCACGAAACAGGTGGAGAACATCCACCAAGACACATGGAGCATCGAAGAGGAGGAGCCGTCTACCACGGAGTACAGGAACCAACTCACCAATGGCGTATATCGCCAAGACACCGAAATGGGTAACATCCAGATGTCGTTTACCATCGGGCAATACGACTATGAAACCAAGGCGGCTTTCATGGGCGGCACGGGGTCGGAGACGTCATGGAAGCGTGCGCGAGGCGTCACGCGCATTGAAAAATGCATGATCGCCCTAACGGAGGACAACCAGTATTGCGTCTTTCCGAAGGCCTCGGTTATCGCCCGCAACACCAACAATGAGGGCGCCGTAGGTATCGGTGTAGCAGCTGCTGCCCTGGAACCCGACAACACGGCGGTCTCGTCGGAATATTGGTTCGATTCTTCGGAGGTGGACGTCGAATAAAAACCTCCAAGCCATCAGCAGTCCAGGGGTGGGAGGCGTGTGCCCCTCACCCCTATTTCTTAAAATCAATCTTATGAAATTGGAGTTTATCAGTATCCGTATCGCATCGAAGGGATACACTGTATACAAGATGTCCCCCATGACGGCAACGCGCATCATGACGGCGCGGGATGTCAACAAAGATCCGGACGAGAGTAAGGCATGTATATCGGCGATGGCGCATAGTATAGCCTTGGCGGTTGTCGGCAGCCGCAACATATTCGCGGGTGTCAGGGTGTGGTTTTTACGCCGAAGATTCATGAGGCGGGGCACATTCAACGAGTTGTTCGACTGTTACCAGAAAATACTGCTGATGATACCCCTTGAGGATATTGCCTCGGTTGCAGCCGTAATGGAGGGATTGTCCGCAACAATATCCAAAGACCATGAGTAAATCGGCGGATATTGTCGCCAGGTCATTGCTGAATACGCATCATGCGTCGGTAAAGCTCGGGGTACTGAAATTCCGGGTATACCAGCCGTTCGTGAAAGATTTGGCAAGGGCATTTGCCGGAGGGAAAATAGACGTTTCGATCTCCGGAAGGCAAAAATATTCCATGGAAACAATATCCAAGCTGCTTTTTCGGCGCTCATGGTGCCAAAAACTATTCCTGTGGTACGCCAAGCGGTATGCCACCTGTGAAGAGATTTCCGCCGCGACCATGAAAATAGCCGACATCGTATCGGGCAAAGACTTGTTCGATTCGGTGAAGATCGACAAAACACGCCGGAAAACAGTGTCTGAAACCGTCGGGAATAATACGATAACGGGCATTATTGCAACGATGATGGATCAATTGAACATTTCCTACAACGAAGCCTTCCAAGGCATAAACTACCCTACCATGCTACTCATGATGACCGACAAGGTGCGCACGCTCGTAGGGGACGAGGAAAAAATAGTGCGGGGATCGGGCGCCGATATGGCCCGGAGAAGAAACAATAAGAAAAGAGGCAATAAAGAGCAGCAATGAGCGCATTATCATTCAAAATAAACGCGGGAACCGATAAACTCAAGAGTTTTATTACCATGCTTGAGCGGTTGCGGCAGGTACTGGCCGAGATTCCGGAGAGCACAAAGGAATTCGACGTCATAAACCGCAAAATTGGCGAGATGGAGGCTCGTGTCGAGCAGACAATGCGCAAAATCGCCCAGATGGAGCAGCAGGCAATGGATGCGGCGTCCAAGGCTACCACCTCGGCCACGACCGGAACTGCTGGCGGCGGTTCTACGGTAGGAACAGCGGCTACCCAGGCCGAAACTGCGGCATACCATGACCTGCTTGGTGAGCTAAAAGCCGCTAACGACGAAAAAACAAAGGCAATAGCCCAAATTAGACTGTATTCAAATGAGATCGCACGATTAAAAGCGGATGTAACCGCGCTCAATAAGGAAGAGCAGCAGAACGGGCAATTGTCTGCAAAGAAAAGGGCGCAAGTATTGGACGCTGCCGTATCTATCGAGGAATACAAGCAGGAAATATCCCAATTGAGGCGGGAGCTTGCCAACCAAATCAAATTGGAGCAGACCGCCATCGGCTCTATCAACGAAATGTCTCAGGCGCTTACCCGTATGCGTGCGGTGTATAAAAACCTGAGCACCGCGGATCGTGAGGGGGCGCAAGGGCAAACGATGCTTAAAAACATCGAATCGCTCGACACGAAGATCAAAGAACTGGACGCGTCGATGGGCGTCCATACTCGCAATGTCGGCAATTATGCCTCGGGATTCAATATGCTGGGATTCCAAATTCAGCAAGTTGCCCGCGAGTTGCCGTCACTGGCATATGGCCCGCAAATATTCTTTTCCGCCATATCCAACAACCTGCCGATGCTGGCCGATGAAATAGCACGGGCGAAGAAATCGGTTGATGAATTGAAGAAAGCCGGGCAAACCTTCACGCCCGTATGGAAACAGATAGCATCGTCGATCTTCTCCTGGCAAACCCTGCTTGTGGCAGGCGTAACCGTGCTTACCCTTTACGGCAAGGAGATAACCAACTGGGTAGCGTCGCTGTTTAAAGGTAAAACGACAATAGACGCCTCTGCCGCTGCACTCGAACGCTTTAATTCCGCTATGGCTCAAGGTTCGGTGTCGGCTCAATCCGAATTAACCAAATTGAATCTGCTGTATAGGGCTGCGACAGACCTTTCCAGGCCCTATGAAGAAAGAGCCGAAGCGGTCAAAAAACTGCAAGACATATACCCCGCTTACTTCGGCAATATGGCTGCGGAGCAGGTTATGGTCGGAAATGCTGTCGGTGCTTATGAAAACCTGCGCGATGCAATTATCGAGGTCGCAGAGGCGAAGGCTGCCCAAGAACTTATTACAGAGGACAAAAAGAGTATAGCACGCATCAAAAAAACAGGGAATGCCTATACCAATTATTCTAATGCACTGAAAGAGTACAGAAAAGAATATGATAAGGCAATACAGACATACATGGATTTGGGTCAGGGTGGCCAAAGCGCTATTTGGGGTGCTAAAACTTTTGCAGAGGCTAAAACAAACATAACCCAATTCCGGAAAGAATTTATTAGCGCACTATCGAAGCTTGGTGAGGAAGGGAATACTATATGGAAGCGCATTAATGAAGATTATGAAGGTGATGTCGATGCATTTATTGCGGCGATAAATGCCGGCATCGAAAAATTGTCCCCCGCAGCAGAAAAGCTGTACACCGCCTTAACGCCGGATGAACTTAATGCAAAGGCGGAAAAAGCCCGCCAAGAGGCCGAAAACGCAGCAAAAAAAGCCGCATCCGATCAAGAGCGCAATCTAAAGGAGCTCACCAAGCAATTGCAAAAGCTCCGGGATGATGCATTGCAGGCCGAAGTAGATTCTATGAAGGAGGGCACGGCCAAGAAACTCGCGCAAATAGACCTTGACTACCAGAAACGCGCCCGTGCCATACAAGAAGCCGAAAAAAAGCTACTTGAGTTACAAGAAAAGGAAATTGATGCCCAATATAAAAATGACACTTCGTCTGAACGATTCCTCGCCGGACAGCAGATGATTGCGCAGTACAAAGGGAATGTAAATCATTTGGCGCGCCCACTTGTTGAAGCGGCGGAATTGGTAAAAAAAGGCTGGGAAGATGCCGGAGAGGGTATTGCCACCGTTTTCAGCAGCCAATATGGTATTTTGGATGCCAAGGGAAAGGTGACTGAGATTTTAGTCACCCCAATCCTGCCTAATGGGGACATTTTGTCTCCACAGGAATTGGAAGATTATATATACACTCAACTCGAAGGGGCACAAAACATTCTTGCCGCAGACACCAAAGGTTTAGTTATCGCCACCAATGTAGCTGCCGATGGGTCTGCTGGCGAAAAATATCATGAACTTCAAGAGGTATATTATGCTGACAATATCAAAGCGGCAGAAGGTGTTAGAATATACACGGAGGCCTTGAAAGAGTTCAATAAAGAACAACGAAATGAAGATTGGGATGCCGCGTTCCTATCCGAAGCTGGCATCGAAAACACAGAGGAATATCTCAACAAGCAACTGCAAGCATGGAATGAATACTACATGAAATATGGGACGCTCCTCGAAAAAATACAGGCTACAAAGTCCTATTATGACAAGAAGATCAGCGAAACCGAAGATGCGGGTGCAGTTGCAGCTTTGGAGGCAGAAAAGAACGCCGCCCTGGCCACGCTCGAAGTCGAAGGAGGTACTTTTGTGGATGATCTTGTCGGTAAAACCGAGGAATACATAACAAGGATTAAAGATGAAATAAAAGCTGCTATTAGCGCCCTGGAAGGCGAATATAATAAGTTGCCGTCGTCCGATTCCAAACAGGGAGAACAAATACGGAATCAAATAAACGTCCTACGGGCACAGTTATCGGCGCTTCAAAGGATGGATCCAGTGAGCGATGATGAACACAGCGAATCATTTAAGGAATGGCAAAAGCTATATAATACTCTCACCAAAATTGAGAGGCAATTTAACGATATAGGCGAAGCTGCTGGCGGAGCAATGGGGGAAGTAATATCCACGGCGAGCAAAATTACTACCAGCTCGTTGCAAATGATTAACAGCATTAAAACACTTGCGGAAAGTTCGGCGGAAGGTATTGAAGCAACGGGAGAAGTGGCCGCTACCACTATTCAGAAAGTAGAGCGGGCATCTGTAATTCTTGCCATTATCCAGGCAGCACTACAAATCATACAAAGCATCGCAAGTCTTTTCGGAGATACAGAAACCTCGATGGAGCGAAATATCCGGGAGGCGCAAGAACTGAACGAGGAGTTGCGGGTAATGAATGAGCGCGCACGCCTGAACGCCGATATATTCTCAACTATTTTCGGCGAAGATGCTTTTGGAAGCTATACCAACAATGTCAAAGCCCTAAGCGATGCCATGAGGGACTATCAGGCCACGATGGATAAAATAAAGAATCGCGGCATAGAAAAGACAATCGGCGGCATAGGCAGTAATACAGGACTGGCAAATCTCTATAATTATGATTTTGTGTGGGAAAGCATATCGGAATCTATAGCCAACATGATGAACCAAGTGCGGCATTCTACATGGTTCAGGGATGCAAAATATAAAAAGTTAAAAGATGTTGTCCCCGAACTGTTTGAAGAAAGTGGAATGATAAATATGCAAGCCCTTAAAGAATTCGTAGAAGGGAATAGCGATACTTTCAAACACCTCTCCAAAGAAAATCAGACCTATCTTAAAGAGTTGGTTAATAATTGGGAAACCTATGAAGAAGCCGTAAAAGCAGCAAACGACTATCTTAACGGTCTGTTCGGCGATTTAGGATCTACAATCACAGATGCCTTGGTTGATTCCTTTGAAAAAGGAATAAATGCTGCTGACGCTTTCGGAGAAGCCGCGGGGGATATGTTAAAAAACCTGGCAAAACAGGTGTTATACACCGCGACAATCGCACCTGTGATTGAAGACGCGCAAAAGAAAATAGATGAGATAAACAGGGATGCAGGGCTTAGCGATGAACAACGATTCGATGCCTTGGCAGGCGTTGTGGGCGATCTTTTGGACGATGTTGTGGCACAACAGCAATTGGGCCAAGAGCTATGGGATCGACTTCAACAGGCCGCAGAAGAGCGCGGGATAGACTGGGACGAAGGAGCCGCCAGCCAACAAGCAACATCCCGAGGCTTTCAAACGATGTCGCAAGACACTGGAGACGAGCTAAACGGCCGCTTCACCGACATTCAAGGCAAAGTAACCGACATCCGCGGCTATGTAATGGCGCAGACGCAATCAATAATCGGTCTTTTGACATCTATGGCCAATATTGAAACAGCCATGTACGCAAGCGTACAGGTAAATAATGAACTGCTCCGATATGCTGTGATGACCTACATGGAAATTGTGGAAATAAACGGAAGTACCAAAAATATAGATAAAACACTGGTACGCATTGAAGAGGGAATAAACAGCATAAAGAAAAACACGGAAAACATATAATGTCTTAAATATTAATGAGAATAAAAAAAGACATATCAGACCTAAGCAAGTTCATCGACGGCATTCAAGGTGAGGTCGTGGATTTCATGGATGAGAAGGCGCGAGAGGCCGTAAAACTCCAACAGGTCGAAGCCAATTATCGGAACCATACATGGAATCTTCGCAGTTCCCTCGGATATGTTGTAACCTACGACGGCAAGGAGAAGCGGCGGTACATAAGCGGAATGAATTACGGTGATGAAGCTGCTGAGGCGATCAAAAAGTGGCTCGATGAAGTCAACAAGTCGGGAACCAGCATTGTATTTGCCGATGGCATGTTTTACGCTTCTTTCGTCAGCTCAAAAGGCTACGATGTCCTGAACACCGCACAATCTTATTTAGTCAAAGCATTAAACGGAAGAAAATGAAAAGGGATTTACTCATAAACGGCTACGATGCCTATGCAATGGGTATCACAATGGGATCGGGTTTCATTGCAAGCCTGAGAACGCCGGCAAGCCTCAAAGATTTTGTAGAGAATGATGACCCCAAAAAGAATGGCAAGCAGGTAATTTACCCCGAAGAACCGAAAGTTGCCGCCCGCGATCTGACGCTAACATTCGTGATCTTCGGTGACACGCTCGCAGAGCACACGGCGAACTACAACAGTTTTATAGAACTACTAAAAAGAGGCAAAATGGACATCAGCGTCCCTTCAATATCTGCGGATATTTACCACTTGACCTACATGGGCAATTCAGGCAGCTACATGATGTCCGCAGACCTTACCACCTCACAACTGACAGTAAAATTCAATGAACCCAACCCAGCAAACAGGGTCGCAGAAACAGAAAATATATGACAACCCAACACAATAAGAGTGTAGATGCCATACGGGCGATGGCACTACAAACGGGCGCTTGTAAAAAGATAAACCGCGTCCAAGACTTCCCCGAGCTAATCAAACTGATGTTTACCCCACAAGGGATCGAGTTCTGCCAAGACCACAACTTCCCCTCGGTCGAAGTGTTCAGGGAAAACCGAAGCAATCTTCAAGGATTGGAAGTATATGTCGACGCTGGCGACATCACGCTAAAGGGCAAAGAATATGTATGCCTGGTCGGTGATACGAAGGCCACTATCGAGGCTTCCGGGGCTAAATTCACACATACAATCATATTGATGCACGGCGCACGAGCCCAGATCAATGCAAAAGACTATGCCGTGCTGAATATCGTAAATATCAGCGGGGAATACCAGATTAATAAAGACGAAACGGTAATTGTTCTGTAAATATAAAGCCGGCTCTTACGAACCGGCTTTATATTTACCATTCATTAGATGAATTATTCAGACCCTTCTTTACGCCATCTTCAACTGCTTTTATTAAAGCTAACGAACTACTGTATACATATCTTAAATTATCAAAGCTAACTTGCTTAAACTTTGTTTCTTCTTAAAGTATATTCTGTTCCATCAAAAGGATGACGCAAATCTGCATCCTGCTCTCTTTCTACCCCGCTAACAGTAACGGTAACCCTAAATTTGTTATCTTTTATTTCGATCTTAATTATGTGCCAGCATCTATTTCGGCAAATTGTAGTCCAATTTATAGTGCGAATGTCGGAATCAGAAAACCCCTTTCCAACAATCAATCCTGATTCTTTATCTTTAATTTGAATAACTTCCTTCGCGTCTTTGTATAGAGAAACAAGCACTTCTAATGCTTTAGTAAAAATATCATCTTTTGATTGATTTTCAGCATCAAATACTTTAACAAAGACCCATTCGTTATCATTTTCAGTAAAATCAGCTTTCATTCGCTCAAATTCTGCAAGTATTTCACTGCTAATGGCTTTGTCGTCTCTTTTTTGTGCATCGGCACCTGCGCATAATAATAGCAAAACTAATATGCAAACAATTTTCTTCATATAGCACTAATTTGTATTGAACCGGAATCACAATAATATTTAACACAAGAAATAATTGAAGCCAATTTGTTTCAAAATCTAAATCCCGCTTGTATTAAGAATGCGCCCATATTAGATGGGCCGTAAGTGCCGTTTTCTTGGATATTGTCGGCGATACCCAAAGATTGATAGCCGATATTTATAAAAACACCTAATGTGGGGGCCACAGAAAAATCAACACCCAAACCGCCGGCTCCATAAAATCCTTTTTCATCGCCAAAACCATATCCGAGATTAGCAAATATATACGGTGCTATTTTGCTTTTAGTTAGGTATCCTTTTATATCTGCAAATACGGGAATTGTTGCGTGCCCATTATCTAATAATGCCAATCCAGCGCCTGCACCTAAAAAAAGATTAGGAATAATTCGGGCACCATGTATAGTTTCAATATAAAATCTATCCATTTGATAATCACCCATCCCGAAACCATAACCAATGTTCACCTCGCCTTGGTATCGCGGCGAGTTTTGTGCTTTGGCATAAGCGCATAAAACAGCGAATAATAACAGTAGTAAATACTTCTTCATACAATAAATTTTAGTGAGTTAGTAAATCAAATTTACAATTTCAAATTGGAATATCCAAAAAAAGCGAGGAGTGATTTTCGCCACCCCTCGCCTCATGTTTTAATGTTGCCTCTCCTTTGTCGCACGTTATGCGCGTATTTGTGCCAAATCACGGCCTATCTGCCGCAAGGCATCTAATATTTCCTCCGTGCGTTTCTCAGATGGTTTTTTGGTGCCGTAAATATATTTCGACAACAAACTTTTGTGAATACCTATCGTGCGGGCAATCTCCGACACATTCAACTGCGGGAATCGACGGAATACATCCCCTATCACATTATTTGTGTCCGGTTCATCCGTGGCGTAGAAACTCGACAGGTGTATATCTTCGTCGATCTCCTCCCAACGGATGGCATCCCCAAACTTGTTTATTTTCCACGCCTCGCGCTGGTCGTCGGTAGCTTCTTTGAGTATGGGGAAATACTCCAGCGGGCGGCTGTATGTTTTGCCGTCATTAGTGGCTATGTATATTCGGCCACCCTCGAACCAAACTTTTGTAATCTTCGCCATAATCATAATGTTTTGTACTTTGCAGTTTATTCCTCTTCTCCGAAATACTCGTGCCACTTGGCGATGATCTCCGCCTCATACAACTCGATCACTTCGAGCGCGCGGCGCATATCGTTCGCTTTTATCCCCCGGTTGTACTTTATTTCTCGTGTAGCGATTTCTACCTTTGCGTCGTTGTCGCCGTACTCGATATGAACATGTATTGGCAAATGTTCGTCAGAGTAGAAATAAAATCGCAATCCAAAAAGGTTTAAAATTGTAGGCATCTTTATTCGTTTTTATCTACTGCAAATATAAGTCCAAAAATTTAGACCCGCAAATAAAAGCGTGAATATTTTACCGTTTGGTCTAATGACCATGCTGGACAAATAAAAAAACCGAGGAAGATACCTCGGCTGTAAAAAATTGATACCTATTATCTATTTTGTTTTGATTTGAAAAATATGAAGACACCAGCAACTGCAGCAATAGATCCCACTGCAATAGATCCTGCAACCGTATCGAATCCCTTATACAAGGCATAAAGTACTGACCCGGAGAGAACCAATACCGATAAGAAAGCAAATGTGATACCTAAATAAGTCGTACGAATGGCATTCTTGGTCATTGCATTTTCTGTATCGTGTCGATGCACCATTTCTTTTTCAGCCATCGTTATAATGCGCTCCGCAGCTCCCGGAACAATCTGATCGTATTTGGCCAACGTTTCGGGGTGCGGAAGAGGCCCTGAATAATGATGCTGCAACTGAACGTGCTGAACGTTGTCAGCAGGACTTATATTTTTCATATGCTCTCCGGATGTCGTTGCCCACATTATACCAATCCTGCGTCATATTCTCAAGGTCAGTTTTTGCCTGACGTTGTTTGCGGCACCTCTCTATCGGATTGGATTCCAACGAAAAGAAATGCAAAACGCTGTCTATAAATATAATCAAAAGGCTTTTCATAATAAACATCTTTTCTATGCAAATATACTTTTTTATTAATAAACTGCAAAAAGCGTACTGTTATTGTATCTGCACTAACGAAGTGGGAGAAATAAAAACCGAGGCATTTGCCTCGGCTCTATTATTCAAAAGAAAGTTTATTTCATCTTTTCTTGCATTTAATTTCAACGCTATCGCCGTCCATTGTCATTGTCATCTCTGCGACATTATCCGATAGACTATGAATATTGTATCGCGCATATTCAGTGTTTTCTATATAACAAATAATCGTCGTTCCTTTAGCCTTATAAGTTCCGCTCCCATTGCCGAAATACCCACTTCCATAATAGGTACCATCTGAATTAAATGTAGCTGATGCATGGAACTGATCGAATATAGACGATGTAATATCCAGCCAGCTACCATCCTTCTGCTTCAGATGGGTAATATCCCACGTTCCGTATATGGCGTCGCCATATTTGAAATTGGGTTCGTCATCATCCGAACACCCTACAAAAGCAACCGAGGCAATAGCCACACACAAGAGTAAAAACTTTTTCATATTTCTAATTGTATTGGTTAGTGCCGCAAAATTACAAAATTCCCCCCCCCACCAAATTTTATTCAATAAAAATGAATTAAAGCAAGAAAAAGGCGAGAAATGGCTTTTACCACTCCTCGTCTTTATATTTATATGTTTATAATACTTCCTACTCCCTCTCTTTTACCTCCAGCACCGTCCCACATTTCGGGCAAATTATCGTGTTGGACTTAGGGGCGAATAGCTCAGTAATATTCACTTCAAGAGCAGAGGCAATGCGCTCTAAGGTTTCTACAGTAGGATTTCCCGTCATAGCCCTACTTATTGCAGGCTGTTGCATTTTAGCTTTTTCAGCCAAATCAGCCATTGTCATTCCTTTTTCTGCTAATATTTCCTTTATCCTCATAACATTTAAATTATGTCACAAATATAGGCTATTAATAACACTTATGCAAATAAGCAGCCCAAATTATAATATATGTGTTAAAATATTTTGAAATTAATTGCTCAAAAACTTGCTTATATATATCCTATATGTTATATTTGCACTATAAAAATAACATAACTGATATAACCGCCATGAAAGCAACCTACAACAAATCGAAGATTATGCGCAACGCATGGTATCTAAAACGCGCCAACGTCTCATTGTCGTTCTCGACCTGCCTCAAGAAGGCTTGGCGCAATGAGAAGTTGGCGATCATGACGGCGAAGATAGAGAACCGCCCGACGGAGCAGCCGAAGGCCACGGAGTACCGCCCCAAGCTGTTGATAGTGCCCGCGGACTATTACGGCAACAGCAGAACGTACTACGGCGACTAAAAAATAGCGAGATTCAACCAAAATCACTATAAAATTATGAAAGAGAACGTAAACACGACGAGTTCCCCGGAGATAGATTGGCGGGCGGAGTATTGGAAAGGTGTACGCGATTACATCGAACAGGGTGATCGCCTTATCAAGGCACACCAGCGAATAGTCGAACTAACAAAAGAGCTTATAGAATGCCGTGATATTTTGGCCGGCAGGCGCACAATCAATCAATACCAATGCAAAACCAGCAAACTAAGTTAATACCATGACCACAGCATACGACCATGAACGACATAATTGAATCAGCGGATCGTCTTGCAACCTTACTCGCAGAGCAAAACGCTTGTATAGAACGCATATTGGCAATACTGGACAAATAATCACATTTAAATATCAATGCCTATGAAAAAACAATCGCTTCCGGAAACGGATTATCAAACTCGCTGCATCGAAGCCGAGCGAAAAGCGCAAGATTTCGAAAGCGCCTACTTCAAGGCCGAAGAGCGCTATTCCAACCTAATGGACGCCTATATCAAACTACAAGGTTACTATCTTGAATTGCTGGGCGCTGAAAAATCACCCCGCAACAAAATCAAAGATATCGACCCCTTCATCCTTATGAAAATGGGCGGCAACTCTGATGTCGCACAATGTAAATAGCCGAGCCATGAAGAAAAAGAATTCAGAACCCGACTACAAAGCATTGTATGCACATGCTATGTTGCGGCTTAACGATTCCATGCGTGAAACGCTCCAACTGCGAAAGTACATCCACGCTCTTGAAACGGATGCGCTGAATGCTTATTTAAACAAGTCCAAGTATTTCCAATCGACAACAACCAAATACTGTTAGTCATGAACAATCTGCAAATATTTAATAACGAGCAATTCGGACAAATTAGAGCGCTTGAAATAAATGGCGCGCCATATTTTGTGGGCAATGATGTAGCGACTGCTCTTGGCTATGATAAACCACGTAATGCAGTTGCCAGATATGTTGATAAAGATGACGCCCTAAAACGGGGCGTCACCGATGAACTTGGTAGAAATCAAGAAACCGTAGTTATCAGCGAAAGTGGCATGTATGCTTTGGTTTTCGGATCAAAATTACCCGCGGCCAGAGCATTCAAACATTGGGTTACTGCCGAAGTTCTCCCCACGATCCGCAAGACTGGCGGATACATGTCGGCCAAAGAGACGGACACGCCCGAAATGATAATGGCACGTGCCGTGCTGGTAGCCAATGACACTATAGCCCGCCAGAAGCAACAGTTGGAGCAGGCACACAAGCAGGTCGCAGCGCTCGCCCCCAAAGCCGAACTAATGGATAAAGTACTGGACACAGACCAGAAGATCGACGTCGGGCAGGCGGCAAAGATTTTGAACCTTCCCTTCGGCCGCAACACGCTCTTTCAACGGCTCCGTGAACGCGGCATATTCTTCTGCAATCGCAATGAGCCTAAGCAAGAGTATATTAACCGTGGTTATTTCGAGTTAAAGGAGAAGTTAATAGATCGCAACAACCACGAATCGTTCACGGTTATAAAAGTCCTCGTGACGCAGAAAGGGTTGGATTTCCTCGCAAGACAATTCGAAGTAGTCCAAACGCCAAAGAAGATGGCACCGATAAAGTAACCCCCGTATACCACTATTTCCACACCACGTTGGGGACGCCTCGCAGAAATGCGGGGCGTTTTTATGTGGTGCCACATGCAATATAAACAGCACGAAGTGCGTTTTCGTATATAAATTGGGCTATTGTAAAAAATATTGCGTAATTTTGCAATGTGGCACATATTTTTATATATTTGTATAATATAAGGAGGTTCGGCTATGGCGACACCGGTTTTTAATTCTGAAAAATCTTTACAGGCTGTCCTGTATATTGCGAACAGGGTGGAGCGTAAAGATTTCCATAAAATTTTTAAAGTGCTCTACTTTGCAGATCGGGAGCACTTGATAAAGTATGGCCGTCCGATTACTGGTGACACCTATATTGCGATGAAAGACGGGCCGGTTCCGTCAAAGATTGATGATATATTCAAAGCTGTACGCGGAGATAGCTATTTTGCCAAGTATGCAGATATAGCGAAGTTTTCTGAATTATTCAGTGTCCACGATTGGTATTTTATTTTACCAAAAAAAGAAGCTAATTTATATTATCTTTCAAAGACAGACATTGCCGAACTTGACGATTCAATAGCCAAATATGGCTCAATGGCATGGGAAGAATTGCGTGAAAAATCGCATGATTACGCATGGCATGCCACTGCGAAAGATCGTCCGATTGCCGTTGCTGATATTATGCGAGAAGATGGGGCTGATGAAGAATTTATCAACCATGTTACTTCATTAATGGACTTCCAAAAGGCTTGTTTGTAATATGGATATTTCCCCATTGGCCCGTGCTGTTATAAAAAGAGGTACTATACTCCATTCTGATGAATTCGACTACGTAGATCATGGAAAGATGTTTGTTGTAATGGGAGAGGATGATACGCAACTATACGGCTTCTTTTTTATAAACTCCGACATCAATCCTAAAATTTGGAAAGACGAGAAAGCATTGAGTATGCAAATGCAACTCAAGAAGAGCAACTATCCTGATATACTCAAATACGATTCGTTTCTCGGCTGCCAATCTCTACTCCATATTTCGAAATCTGAACTTATAAATCAATTTTCGGACGGCAGAGCGCAATATATCGGTGATTTAGTAGAAGATGATATTAATATGGCGCTCGAAGCGGTTCGACGGTCTGATTTGTATTCTGACTACGAGAAAGATACATTCTTTAAATAAATTGTGATGGACATGGGTGTAGACGCCTAAAATAATGGATCATTTTGTTATAGACGTACGGGTCTATCCGTATAATGTGTAAATGAAAACAACTGTATAGAGCCCTAAATAGTTATTTTAGGGCTCAATTTTATTTTACGATTAATTTTAAGTCCCAAAACATATGTTCGGGCAGGGAGAAATCCCTGCTTTTTTATTGATATTTTTACAGCTCCCCATTGTTATTAAAATGCACAGTCACACATTTGCACAGAGGCTTGAGGAATCGCCGAGCCCTTGATGCAAATGATTATTTACTCTCCGACAGGAACAGAAATATTGGACGCGCCGGTCACCAAAGAGGCTATCATCAAATATGTCCTCATGGGAGACTACTATATCGAGCTGCCCTTTAATCTCCTTGAACCAACGACATTTGCTCGTGGTTCCTACATCACATATAAAGGCCGCAAGTTCGAGATTATGTCCACGGTGCGCCCGGAGTTCGACAACAAGACCGGCGGCTATAAATACACTCTCAAATTCGAGGCTCAGCAAAACCACATGAAGCGTTTCGTGTGCTTCTGGCTGGGTGGGGACAATCCCGAAGCCGTATTTCACAACACCACAGACCTCGAATCCTTCGCGGCGTTGATCGTCGCCAACATGAACAAGCAGCTCGGAGGCGAAAACTGGCAGGTAGGCACGATCACCGTTGACAATCCTAAAGCTACGAAGCTCGTATCGTTCAATGGCGATAAGTGCTGGGACATCCTCAATACGATTGCCGAGACCTTTGAGACGGAATGGTGGACAGAGGAAAACGGCGACCTCGTATCGTTATGCTTTGGCAAACTGGACTTCGGATCTCCCGAAGAGTTCAGACAGGGGAATGTAGTGAAAAACATTCCCGCAAAGAAAGGGGATGATTCGAGCTACGGCACCCGGTTCTACGTCTTTGGCTCTACTCGCAATCTCACAAGCGACTATGGGCAAGCTCCGCAAGGAGGTGAAACGAATCATGTATCTGAAATTCGGCTTCGCCTGCCGGACGGACAGCGGTATATCGACGCAATACCCGGTATTTCGGGAAGCGACATTGTAGAGCAGGTCGTGTTCTTCGATGACATATACCCCAAGAATACGGAGACGGTCACCAGCATTGAGACCGTAGACCGGGAGATCATCGAAGGGCAAACAGATAAGGCGTATGTCATGTACTGCAAAGACACGCCGTTCCTGCCTTCGGACATGATCGAAGGCGAAACCCTGGGCGCAACTTTTACGAGCGGCAGTCTTATGGGACGGGATTTTGAGCTAAGTATAAACTACAAACCGGAGACGTGGAAACCCGAGGATGGATTCGACAAGAAGTTCGAGATCATCGCGCAAGTAGAGACATCCGGTGAAAGCCAGCTTATCATCCCCAACGAAAGCCTGCATCCCGAGCCTGGAGATACGTTTGTCATCACGGGCGTAAAACTACCTAAAGAAAGGATCGAGGAGGCTGAAAAGGAGCTTCTGAAGGCCGGAGAATCATATGCCGCGAAACACAGCAGCGACACGGACGTATACGACTGCGAAACCAATCCCGTATACTGTCAGGAAAACAAAAAGAATTACGATGCAGGACAGGCGGTTCGCCTTGTGGATCCACGCTTCGGAGAAAGCGGCCGCTTATCACGCATCCAGGGATACGAAAAGAAACTCTATAATGAGTATATCGCCACATATACGGTAGGCGACAATACGGCATATTCCCGTATCGGCAACATTGAATCGGAGGTGAAGGCAAACCTGTACGCACAGCGCATAGGCGTTACCGAATCGGGAGCTTCAATTTATCTTATCACCCGCTACGATTCCACTGCCGCCGCAGACTACAATGCCTATTCCGCCAAGCGTGCGCTATGGGAATTCGCCAGCAAACAGTTCCCGGACACATTCAAAGGTAAAATGACCTTTGACGACGGTGCCCTGTTCGGGAACTTCGCATCCGGGATGACAGGCTTGGGCGGCATGATTGACAAGAAAGGGAACGCAGAGATGCAGAGCCTGAAACTTCGGGGATTCCTGGAGGTGCCGGAACTCCGCTACAACCGTGTCGAAATATCCATGGGCGATACGTGGTATGCTCCAAGTGCCGGGATCATCGAAAGCGTCGACACCACGGCCCAAACCATCACCCTCAAGCTCGAAGAAGGCGAAATCGGAAGTCCTCGGGTCGGGGATATATGCATGGGCATCTTCCACAATTTGAACACTTCGGAGAATGCAACCGCGGATTATGACGACGGACGTGGCAACAGGCGCTTTGCCGGGTTCGCCACCTGCTATTTCCGCATCACCGAGGAGCTGGACACTACAACTTACAAGACATTCAAGTATCAACTACGCCCGGTATCGGGAGCTTACCCCACCCAATATCATCCGGCGGCGGCGATGACCTTCGTGGGCTATGGCTCCTTCTCGAATGAGGATCGGCAGACCTCCCGCTACTCGACGCGCACCTATCAGCGTTACCTGCGCGGCGTGGACGACTGGGAGTTCAGGGTTGACAACATCGCCGCGCAATATGGCGACCTGTCAAACCTGTCCGTATTCGGGATAAACATGACGGGATATTCGGCATACCTGAACAACATCTATATGTCGGGCGTCATCCAGCAATTCACGCCCGGCGGCGAAGAGGTGCCCACGATCATAGACCGCGGAGTGTGGAGCGCCACGGAAACATACAACCGCAACGACGACGTATATTGGAACAACGGACATTGGCGCTGTCTGGTCGACGGCACCACGACAGAGCCCGGCAAGGATGCCGAGGAGTGGGTATACTTAGGCGGATACGGGGTGCTCGAAACGGTCAGCATATTCAAAAAATCGGAGAGCGAACCGGCGAAGCCTACGGAGCTTAAAATACCGCCCGAAGGCTGGACGACGGAGACGCTCCCGATGTCAGATCAACGTCCTACATGGATGTGTACCGGCACCGTTGTCGACGGGGAGGTCAAATCATGGTCTGCCCCTCAGCGCGTATCGGGGGAACCGGGATCCGATGGGAAGGACGGCAAGGATTACGAGTGGATCTTCGCACGCACATCGGAATACAAAGCCCCTGCACAACCGCCCACCTCACAGCAGGACGATTACGTTCCCTCGCCCTCCGAAACCTCGGACGGGCAGGTGTGGACGGACGATGCCGTCGGGCCCGATAGCGACAACCCTTATGAGTGGGCCAGCAAGCGCGTGAAGGTAAATGACACGTGGGGCGAGTTCACACACCCTGCGCTTTGGGCAAAATTTTCGTTCGACGGAGCGCCGGGTGTCGACGGAACCGATGTAGAATGGATATTCAAACGCACAAGTTCCAACACGGCCCCGAATACGCCGTCTGGCAGCGACGAAGACGGATATGTACCGAGCGGTTGGACGAACAACCCCACGGGCCCGAATTCCGAGCGCCCCTACGAATGGACTTGCGTACGCTATAAGACAGGCGGACACTGGAGCGGATATTCAGCAGCGTCCTTATGGGCGAAGTGGTCATTCGACGGCGCGGATGGTGTGGATGGTGAAGGTGTAGAATACATATTCACGCGTACGGAAACCGAGGATCCGGGCACCGTTCCGGATGTTCCCGATGTTGCGGAATACGATAATCCCCCGGCACCATGGACGGATGACCCCATGGGAGTAGATGCCACATATCGCTATGAATGGGTGTCGAAACGCAACAAGGTAGAGGGCACTTGGGGCGCATTCTCCGCACCTGCGATTTGGGCGCGGTATTCTTACGACGGACAACCGGGAAACTGGACATCCTATGTATTTAAAAATAGCGATACGGAGCCCGCAAAGCCGACATCCTCCGGCCCCATTCCGTCCGGATGGAATGACGCGCCCACTGGTGTCGGTATATGGTGGATGTCCAAGGCTACGATAGACGCATCGACCGGAAAGGCCGGATCGTGGTCGACGCCTATCCGCGTAACAGGCGAAGATGGAGCGCCGGGGCCGTATACGGATTTCAAATACGCCAAGAACAACAGCGACACGACGGCGCCGGCACTGGTAAAAACAGATCGCAACCCCGCAGGTTGGAGCGACACCCCGCCGTCGCTCTCTTCGGGTGAATATCTGTGGATGACCCAGGCAGAAATAGACGCCGACGACAATCTGTTGCACCCGACGGTAGGCTGGGCAACTCCGGTACGCATATCGGGAGAGCAGGGCCCTAAAGGTGATGACGGCGCCCCCGGCGAAGACGGTGCCCCCGGCAAGGATGGCTTGCAGGGCTGCATAACCCGCCTAACGGAATGGGCATCGGGAGTGGAATACCGCAATGACCTCGACCTTGTCTCCAATGGCCCCAGATACATAGACGTAGTTACGATCTATGCGAACAATAAGCAGCTGAAATTCCAGTGCAGCCAGACGCACACTTCGTCCGCTTCCAACAAGCCGGCGACAGGATCCGCGTCGGCATATTGGCAACAACTCAACGACATGGTGCCGATATATACGCCCCTGTTGTTCGCAGAGAATGCCGTCATCAACTTCCTCCAAGGTATGGAGTTCGTGGTGCACAACTCCAAGACGGACATTTCCGAGAATACCATCATCGCAGGGCTCGTGGGCGGCGATATTCCCCTGTTCGTCGGGAGCAACACGCCGTCGAATGCGCCGTTCAGGGTTGCTAAGGACGGGGCATTCGTGGCCACCAAAGCCGATATTACAGGGACTATCAACGCATCGAGCGGAACAATAGGCGGATTTAAAATTGACGAATCATCATTAACAGCCACAGACAGCTTCGGTGAGATGCTTCTATCTTCCAATCTGATTAGGTTTACCAACGATAATACCAAGCTTTATCTTGGAGGCAACACCTGGCCGGAATCAACGGGTGGTGCCCTATATGGGCCTATAAGAGCAGAAGTAAGCCGCAGCGCAGCCAGCGGCACGGCAGGCAATGTCGGAGTGTATATAAATGTCACCGGAGCAGCATTATCGGATGGAACCACTACCGCTGCACGTCAGTCCGGAAACCATGCCTTATATATCCCAGAGGGGTTCATAACGGGTTTCAGGCTGAGGAATGTGCGAACCTCTTCCAATAGAACCCTGACCGACATGGACAGCGTGGTGTTCAGTACGGCTACGAGCGAGATTACGCTGACTTTACCGTCTTCACCAAAACAAGGGCAGATTTATTTCATCCGAAAGGTCGGCAGCGGCAATGTCAAGTTGACGCGCGGGAATACCCAGCACAGGATATGCACCAATTCCAACTCTCAAAACAACACTGAAATTACCTTGGATTGGGGTAAGCTGTGGATCATATTGTGGGATCATATGAACAGTATGTGGACGGCCAACTGGTGCCAATATTAACACAAAAACAGGATATATGAAAACATTGAATTTAAAAGAGTTCAAACTGTTCACCGACATTTCCCGCGCCGGGCATATTGTCGTCGATGCAAGGAAAGAGTTTGCCAACGCCATATACATGGGCATGAACGGCATCGTAGCGCATGACCTGGCATTCCGCATCCTCCACAGCGAAGGCGGCATCGAAGTTTCCGACGAGGAGGAATTGATTATCGTTGATACCGCAAAGATGTGCAAGGCGGTATTCTATGACAGTATAATGTCCGCCCTCAAGAAAGAATAAACACTCGAAAGGAATATGAAACGCATCCGGATAGGCAAGGACATAGAGATACATTGGCCGATACTCACCAATGGGCAGCAGGTAGCACTCGAAGGGCGCGACCTGAGACTCTTCGTCCATTTGCCTTCGCATATGGACATTCCCGTCGATTTCACCACCGAAGGCAACACCGCGATTTTCACCATCAGCGGAGCAATGCAAAAATCCATCGGGGTGTACCGTCTCACCATGTGGGAGAATTTGCAGAAGAGAGGGCAAACGGCGGTCGACTACTGCAAGGCCTTCGAATTGGTTCCTACGACACTCTTGGAAGGTGGCGAAGACGAAAGCAACCTTACAACGGAAACTGTCAACCTTGAGGCGTCAAGCCTTGTTGTTGGATTGCCCGGCGAGAGTGCTTACGAGGCATTCAAGAAATACAACCCGAATTCCGAACTTACGGAGGAAGAATATGCCGAAGCCCCTATCGACGCTGCAAACGCCGCGAACGAGGCGGCAAAAGCGGCAAATGACGCCGCAGGTGAAATTGGGGATATTGACAAACTCCTTGCCGAAAAGGTCGACAAGGAAGAAGGGAAAGGGCTTTCGACGAACGACTACACCGACCAGGAGAAGGAGAAGCTGGCCGGGCTCTCCAACTACGACGACACGGAGATAAGGAAGGAGTTGTCCGACAAGGCATCCAAGCAGGAACTGACGGAAGCTGCGGCGGACACGCTGACTGAGGCAAAGTCGTACACGAACACCGAGGTTGAGAAAGCGAAAGATGTAATAGGTGAAGGTATCGGTCAGTTGCTGCCCTTAATTGGTAATGACATAACCGCTGGAGACGCGGATACGCTCAAAGAGAGCAAGTCGTACACGGACGCAAAGACAGCAGAACTATGGAATAATGTCGGTGATACGTTTGACGCTATGTCCGAGGAGCTCAATAGCAGCATATCCGGCGGGGATGCGCGGACTCTGACCGAAGCCAACAGCTATACGGACAAAGCGATCTCTGAAATTCCCACCCCGGACGTAAGCGGGCAGATCGAGCGGCACAACACCTCCCCCACGGCGCATCCTGACATCCGGGAGCTGCTCAACACCTGCGTAGGACTGCCGGAGTTCAACGACAAAACCTACGAGCTGACCTTCACGACAAAGGGCGGTGCGAAGTTCATCATCGACCTGCCTATCGAGATGATGGGGCTGCATTACAACGAGGATACCCAATCTATCGAGTTCGTAAATGCCGACGGCTCCATATCCTCCATCCCGGTTTCTGACTTCGTGAAAGTGTATGTCGGCTCTATCGGCTCCGAGATACAGGTTACGGTCGAAGGCTCCGAGATCCGCGCCTCCCTGCTCAACAACACCGTATCCTGGGACAAGTTGACACTTGCATTGCAGGAGATGATCCAGGGCAAGGCCGACCGCGCGGAGCTTCCCTCGAAACTGTCCGAACTGGAAAATGATTCCGGATATGTGACTTCGGAAGAATTGAATACTGAATTAGGCTACAAAGACCACGTAGCCTACATCCTCAAGGACTTTACGAAGAGCTATTATAATAATACGGGCTCGGACATCACGGATCGGAGCATGGTCGTTACGCCTACGCAGTCAGGCGTGACGTCGAACTTCTCCCTGACCAGCCGCATCCCGGTCGCAGCTTCGGACTTTATTTTCGTGCGCATGAAGCTGCGCGTGGACAAAGAGTGCTCTTTGCGGATCATCACCTATTCGGACAATCTCGACCAGCGGGGCCGCTGGTTCGTCCTCAAGGCAGACCGCACCTACGAAATCTACTACCGCGGCAAGGCGGCATCGGTAGCGGGACGGCTGAATGTGGGTATCAGCATATCCGCAGCCACCAATATCGGCCAAAAGGTCACCATCGAGGATTTGATCGTCACGCTCAACAACTATGACGCATGGTGCGACGCCGAGAGCCGGGCCACGCTGAAAAACTTCGACACGGACTCCTTCACTGTAGACGAGGGCGGGACGGGGCATTTCTTCTCGGTCGCGCAGGCGTGCGATTTTGCAAGGGACGCCTTCGATGTCGTGAACAACGCGGTCACGGTGTTTATCCGCAACGGCCTTTACGATCACGAGGCTCCGAAGAATGTGGCGATGGATTACCCGTATGCGATCATCAACAAGGGGGCGAACCGCATATCGCTTATCGGCGAGAGCCGCGACGGCGTCATCGTCTCGTATGAGAACAACTCCGTGAACCGCGCCAAGATCATCGAGGCGGGCGGCGAATGCACCGTCGCCAACATGACCGTCAACAGCCTGAACGACGAGAGTTATACGGACGCCAGCGCCGGCGGCCACCAAGCCTGCTACTGCACACATATCGATTCGGTCTTTGCCGCATCTGAGCGATATTTCACGACGGTACGGAACTGCAAACTCTTCAGTACGTGCCATTCACCCGTCGGCGCGGGCCTTGCCGACAACCAGACCATTCGGTTAGACGGCTGCGAGTGCGTCAGCGACACGCACGTAGGCACTTCGACGGG